CCCGCCGCCCGACCGGCCAGGCCCGCCGGATCCATCACAGGGCCCGTGGTAGGCAGTCCGTCTCGTTCCGCGGGCTGAAGGGGGGGGGGGGGGCGAGCCCTCGGTGGGCAGCGTGGGCGACTCATGACAATACCTTGGCCGAGACCATCAATGGCTTGTACAAGGCTGAGGTGATCCATCGTCGTGCCTGGCAGAATCGGGAGGCCGTGGAGCTGGCGACGCTGCAATGGGTGGACTGGTTCAACCACCGACGGATACTGGAGCCCATCGGAAACAGACCTCCGGCAGAAGCCGAGGCGATCTACTATCAACAATTTAACGAGTCGGCCCAAGCAGTATGACTCACACCAACGAGCCTCCGGAATTCCCGGGGCGGTCATTCACCCCATGCCCTCTCAAGCGCAAAGGCAAGCATGTCCTCGGCGTTGGCGAACTTCGCCCATACCGGCCTGCCAACAAACTCGATGGCTAGATACTCGTGGGTTCGGCTGTCGTAGACGTACAGCTCCTCGTCGAGCTGCGCCAGATAGGCATAGTCCTCGTCGAAGCTGTCACGCAGGTCGAGGTTCGCCTCGATGAGCGTCTGGCGGAACGGTGGGACGCGGTGCTGCACGGGCCAAAGGGTCAGGCCGTTGTGATCCACACCGTCGGCCACGGCGAGGACACGACAATAGGCATCGGGCAGGTCGACGCCCAGCGCACGGCGGAACTCGCGCCGGGCCCGCTCAATCGCCGCCGCGTCGCAAGGGGGCGGCCGCAGGTGCGCGGGAAGATGATCCATCATCAGTTGGACGTAGCGTTCAATGACGCCTGGCGCTGTCGTCGTCATCCGTAGATCTCGTATAGGTCAAGGCTGGGACGGCGTTCGGCGACCCATTGCCGGGAGAAGTTCGGGTAGATCACGGCATCCCTGGGCGGGAGAGGCAGCGCGACCTCGCCGCTAGCACCATGGGCCATCTGCTGGATGCGTTTCTCGCCGGGATTGTAATAGCCATGCACGGCTCGATGCTCCACGTCGTTGCGCAGCAGGATAAGGTTGGCCGGGTCGTTGCTGCCGCCATCGTCGAGTGGGATGCGATGATGCACCTGGTAACCCGCCGGCGCCTTGCCATCGCATGCCATGGCGTCCACCTGAACGTCGCTCAGGCCGGCGGACAGCAGCTCGGCGCGATGCGTCAGGGCGATCGTCTTCAACCATGCGCCCTTGACTCTGGCGTCGAACTCGCGGCGTTCCTTTGCGTAGAACGCCCGATCCGCCTTGCGGGTGTAGGACACTTTTTCGATGGTGAAACCATGCAGCAGCCGCACTCCGCTACGGTGGTAGACAATGGCGGCATCGGACTCGCCCGCCGCCCGGCGTGCCTCGAACCACGCCAGCAACCTTTCGTTGGCTTCGTCGACGAACCGCTCGTTCTGCCGCTGCTCCTTGAAGTTGGCACGCATGAACTCGACGATGTTCACCCGAACCTTCTGGCCCCTGATCAGCTCCAGCACCGCCTGGTAGCCGGTTTTCAGCAAAGCTGCCAGCTCGGCCGCCGTACGCGGGTAGGAGATGCTGCTCATGGCCTGCCCTCCCGGGCCGGTGCCAGGAGAGCGGTCACCCGCTCCGCCAGGTCGCGCAGCTCATCGGCGCATGCCGGGCCTTGCATGACCTCGGCGGGCGTCAATGGCCTCTCCGCTGGGCCGAGGTCGATCCACCAGCGCAATACCAGGTCACGTGCGGCACGTCCAACCCAGTCCGCCGCCGTACCGGCGTCCGCATCCGCCAACAGCACCCGCAGGCGGCGGGCTGCCCGCTGGCGGTCGCTCAGCGCTTTCCAAGCCGGGATATCCGCCCCGGCCAGCACCTCGTCGCAACGCCCGCGCAACTCGGCCAGGAGCTCCGGCCGTTCGCACAACAGCGTAGGTACCAGCCCCGGCGGCAACTGCGCGCCAGCCCAACTCGTGGCCGGAGGCAGCGTGCGCTCGGCACGGGCGATAGCCTCGGCCAGGGTTTCCCCTTCGATCTCCAGCGCGTCAAGCCAGTCCGCCAGGGCCGTCGCTTCGAAACCTATGGCGCGCCGGCTGAATGCCGACAACACCCGCCCGGCAATGGCCGGATCGGCCTCAATGGCATCCAGAGCGACAGCGAGATCGCTGCTAAAGGCGGCGTCAAGGCGCTCGAAGCCCGGCCCGTCGCCAGAGTCAGCGCCAGGCAGCCTGTCGAGCAGCGTCCGGCCCCGCTCGGCCACTTCGAGGGAACCGTCAACCAGGCGAATCAGCCCATTCTCCAGAGCCGACTCCAGCGTACTAGCGTAAGTGGACGGGCGGCCGACACCCTGGCGTGCCATGTCTTCGACCAACCGATCAAAGCCATAGGGCTCATCCTGCCGCAGCGCTACGCTATGCCACTGCTCCGGCGGCGACAGCAGCGCTTCTAGCTGCCGGCACTGCGCCTCGTCATGGCTTCGCCAGCCCAGGGCATCTAGACGGCCAGGCCCCAGCTCATCGATCCCTTCACGTAGCGTGGCCGGCAGAGCGTCCCCCACCATGCCCTCGCACCGGGCACGCGGCAGATCCTCGCCCGGCAACAGGGCGGCCCAACTAGGGTCGTCCGCATCGGTCATGGCACGCTCCAGCCCGTTGATGCGCAGGCGCAAGTCCGCCTTACCGGCCTCGGCCGACGGCGGGCCAACGACGATGTCAATGACAGTGCGCGCGAAGACCGGGCCTTCTACCATGGTCGCCAGCGCCCCCCGCCAGACCAGCGAATAGAGGGCCAGCGGGTCGCCGGAAAGCTGTTCGGCGGCGGCCTCCGGAGTCAACTTGTAGTCCAGCGGTTCGATCATCGGGTGCGGCGATTCACGCGAGATGTCCATTCGTTCAGCTCTCCTTTTCGTCTTCTTCGTGGCGAATCGCCGCGTCGCTCTCGTACAGGTGTTGCAGTCCCTTCATGGCCTCCATCGGGTCGATGCCTGCCGCGCGCCAGGCCAGCGCCAGCAGGTTGGCGGTATTGATCACCGGGTATCCGTCCAGTTGGCGAATCTCGCGGCGAACCTTGATGGCCTTCATCCGCGCGCACGCCAGCCGTTCCTGGCAATGCTCCGCATAGCGCCGCGCCTCGTCCGGGCCGATCGCGAAGAAAGGTCCGCCATCGTCCGCCGCTACTTCGCCTTTCGGCAGAACCAAAGCATCCAACTGCCCGCCACCGGCCAGGGGAATCCCGACCTCGATGCGGTACGCCCGCCGGCGCGCCTCAGCACGCGCGACCAGATCGAGCAGGCCGAGCTGGGTGCGTCCAATCCCTGCGGCGAAACCCGCCTCCCCAGCCGCGACGCCGATGCGCTTGGGGTACTCCACAGCAATCAGCCTGTCCAGCAGCGCACGGACGAGGGCGCTCTTGACCATTCCGGCATCCAATCCCTCGCCTGCCTCGCGGCAGGCGCGCGCAATCTCCTCTTGATCCAGGCTGTGGAAGCGCATGCGCAGCACCCTGGGCGCGCTAGCGCGAGTATCGGAGGAAACCCTCTCCTGGAGGATGCGCAACAATTGCCAGGCGATCTGTTCCCCTTCGGCATCGGGATCCGTAGCCAGGTACAGACTCTCCAGGCCAGGCCAGCGCCTGGCAACCTGGCTCATGCTTCGTTCGGCGGCCGGCGTGAGCGCCTGCCAGCTGGGGGTGGCGGCATCGGCGATAGACCAGACCGTCTCGCTGGCAAGCGCGGTGATGTTGCCCTGGGTAGAGAGCACCTCCCACTCCATCGAACCGCCCAGTGCCTCCCTGATCGGCTCGCACTTGTTCGGTGACTCGACCAGCACCAGGCGCCGCGCGTTGAGCCGCGAGCCCGTACAAACGACGGCGCGCCACAGGTGGTCGCTGGCCTTGTCCCGTGGGCCAGGCTGTTTCAAGTGCCAGGCGTGATCTACAGCGGCCTGGCTTAGCGCAACGACGAACAGATCCTTAGCCCGAGAGACCGCGACATTGATGAGGTTGCTGCCGCGGTCGTAGAACTGCGGCTCATTCGGCTTGCTCGTCTCCACCATGGAGAAGACCACCACCGGCTTTTCGGCCCCCTGCAGGGAATGCACGGTGTCGATAGTCATGCCGTGGTAAGGACGCTTGTCGTCCGTCGGGTCGAAGCGAGCGTCGCCGAAGGCCCGCGCGATAGCCGCCTGCATCTCGCGAACCTGGCCGCTGAAGGGCGTGACCACCGCCACTAGGTCGCGCAGTTGCAGCCCCTTGCCGCCGCCCGGATCGTAGTACTCCAGCAGGGGCCCTGCGTTCTCTCTGATCCAGACCGCGACCCGTTCGGCTTCCCTGGGGTTACGCCGCGATCCGCCTGGGTTGCGGGTATCGACGGCCTCCTCAACGACAAGATAGCCCAGGCGCTGGAGATCCGGTCGGTACAGTTCATGAACGGGTGGCCCCTTGCGCGCCGGAACCAGGGCTCCCTTATAGACCAGGCCGTTGCAGATCTCGATGATCGGCCTCAGGCAGCGGTAATGATTGATCAGGGTCAACCCGGCGGCCTTGAAGCGCGGATCGCACCAAGTCGAGGCGCGCTGCGCCATACGCATCACGCTGCCGCTCGACATCAGGTTGCCAGACTGTGCCAGTTGCTCGAAGACAGGGCTGTCGCTCGCCCCCACCTCGTCATCCAGGCGGTAATGGCTGGCATGCACGCGATCCGCGCCCTTGTCCACGGCCCACACCGGCTCCAGTTGTTCGACGTCGCCGACCACGATCGCGCGGCGAGCGAACAGGAACGGCGCCGCGCCGATTTCCGGCGTGCCCTGTCCCGCCTCGTCGACGATCAGCAGGTCAGCCTCGCCGAACAGGTATGGCGACTCCCCGGCATCCAGCCGCGACAGACGGCGGCGCATCAGCTTGGGCACCGAAAAGGCGGTGACCACGAACACCGGGGCCAGCATGGCGAGCAGGCGCAACTGCTCAACGCTGGACGGCTGGTACTCGATGTCGTCCCGCTGCCGCCGCTCGTCCTCCAGGCGGGCCAGTACATAGCGCCCTTCCCAATAGCGGGCAGCCAGATGGAACAGCCTGGCACGCACCCGGATATCGAGCAGATCCTGCACCCGTCCGACAACGGTTCTGCGGCAGTCGGCGGCCTCCATCGCGCGCAGGGCCCGTGTCGGCTCGGCATCGAGATCGGCACCGATGCGCGCATCGACCTCGGTCTCGGCGATCCCGAGCGCCAGCAGGGCGCTGCGCAACCCCGTGTGCGCGGCGAGCGCCGCCGCCTGCGTCCGCAGGTAGGCCGCCCGCGCCTGCCCATGCGCCTCCCGTTCGTCCCTGGCGCACCGCCAGGCCGGCTCGGCATCCGACCACTCGATCTGCAGCGTCTGCATCCTGATCCGCAATGCAAGCTCATGACGCTCCAGTTCCTCTGCCGTGAGCCGCACGTCGCCACCCAGCAGGTGGCGCAACTCGATGGTGAGCACCTCGGCGGCCAACCGTTGTCGCTCCGCCATTTTTCGTTCGATATGCTCGGCGATATCGAGGCGGCATTGCTCCAAGCTGCCGTCGACAGCGAACGCGATGCCGTATTCCTCCAGTTTCCGGGCGAGCACCTCCCGCTCCTTGCGTTGATCGTTCGTCCCGACAAGACGACTCCACCAGCCCTGTTTGGGAGGGCTCAGCAACCCAGCCACCGCCTCAGACAGCCCGCTCAGTGCCTGGATTCGCTTCTGGCAGTTGTCGAAACGGGCGAGCGACGGCTGCAAACCGGGTACGGACTGGCCCTGCCCGGTATCCACCGCCGCGGACAAGTCGGTCAACAACGCATGAATTCGCGCCAGGCGTTGCAGCTTGCCATCCAGCCCGGCGATTTCCCCCTCCAGGCGCTCGCGCTTCGCTTCCAGAGCCAACAGTTCCGCCCCCTGAGCCGTCCAGCGCGTTTCATCGGACGCGCCCCAGGCCAGGTCCAGCCAACTGGCGGGAACGGCCTCCAGCCAGTCGCGCAGGGCCGCTTCCACCGCCTCGAAACGCGCCGCCTGCTCGACGACACTACAGCGCAACTGGCGAACTGCGCTGGCGACCGTCTGGGGCTGGCCCAGGTATTGGCTGGCGCAGTCGACATAAGCCGCCTCCAGGGCTCCGGCCTCAATCTCGCCGAGGCCCTTGGCGATGCCATGGAACTGCCAGGGTTCGCTGGGTTTGCCACGGTGGATGACTTGGTATTGGCCGATATCGATCTTCTTGCGCTTGTTGTCGTCCGCCTGCTCGACGCTGGCCGGCGCATACCAGCCATAGGAAGCGAGAGCAGGTAGCCAGCGGCTTTGCAGCGCTGCCAGGGAGCCGGGCAGGCGCTGACCCTCCTCGCCGAACAACACCGGGCCGGGCGTTTCGTCGAAACTGGAGATGATATTGGTCACTGCCTGGTTGGTCGCTGCGCAGGCCACGATCACCGGGCACTGCGGCAACTTGCTCTGCTCGAGGAGCGGGGCCAGCCACTGACTGGCGATCACCCCACGCAGCAGACTGGTCTTGCCGGTACCGGGCGGGCCGTTCACCGCCAGCAACGAGCCAGCGGGCGTTTCCGCCAGCGCCAGCAACGCATCGCGCTGCGCCGGATCGAGTGGGTAGGCCTGGCGCCGGGTGGGGTCGTCACCGTCACGGGAATCCATGTGCCCGAAATAACGGACGATGCCGCAGCTATCGCCGGCAGCCTCATCGACGAGATAGGGACGCTGCTCGCTGGGGGACAGACTGGCGATCCGCTCGAACAGGGCCCGACTCTTGTGCGGCAGGCCCTCATGGCAGGCGAGATAGTGCCGGTACACATTGCACACCGCCGCGCTGGTACCACCGACGGCACTGGCGTCGACCAGAGTGAACACCGGCTCCCACTTGGCGATCTGCCAGAAATAGAGCGGGTTGTCCCGGCTCTCGCCGCTTTCGTCCCGGGTCATATAGGGCTGGGCGGCCAGCATCTTGAAACAGGCCACCCAGCCCTCCAGGCCGCGGGCGCCCTCGAGCAGCCAGTCGGCCACCACGGCGTCGAACGCCCTGTCCCACAGTGCGAGCGCCTCGGCGAGGTCGAGCACGGCCTCGCTGTCGCCCGTCGTGGCGGCCAAGTGCGCCTGGACGAAAGCATCGAATTCGGCGACCCGCTCCAGCATCAGCCCCGGCGTCTTCGGCGCGCTGCCCAACTGCTCCCGGTTGAACGACGGGGCACAGTTGCGCGCCAGCACCCAGCGGTAGTCGAGTCCCGGCTCGCCATCCTTGCGCTCATGCGCCAGCGGACTGATAGGCAGTGTGGCGATGACCACGCAGCCCTTCTTGGCCTCGTGCTTGACCTTGAGCACGATGTTGCGCACCGGCGGATTCGCCCCATCGAGCCGCAGGCCGTCGACTGGCGTGTTCTCCAATGCCTCGACCAGCGCCTCCAGGCTGTCGAAATCGCGCTGTCTGCCGAGGCAGTTGTCCAGTTTGCCCAGCGCCTCGAAGGCCGTGCTCTGCAACCCCTCGATCCAGTAGGCCAGGAACTTTTCCTGGGCCGTCTTCAGGCGGATGGGGTCGATGCGTGCGAAACCGATCCTGCCGGCTGCCAGCTCCTTCCTGCGGGCGACGAGATGCCTGTAGCGCGCCTCCGTACCGGCAATCCCCTGAATCTCGTCCAGCATCCCGGGAGGCAGATTGCCGATGCCGTCGAGTACGGCTAACAGCAGACGATCGGCGTGCCGGTCGAGGAAGCGGACCTGCAGCTCCCTGGCCCGCGGCAGAGAAGTTCCGGCCTCGTGCACCTCTGCATCACTGGCGGCCCAGGGCAGGTATCTGCGGAAACTATTGATGTCAGCCTTGAGCCTTTTCCAGTCCCTTGGGTGGATCTGCTTCCACTCGTCGATGAAGGCGCTGCATGCCTCATGGCTGCTCCGCTGCTGCTCCGTAAGTACCAGTCCCCGCTTTTGCGCAATGCTCTCGGCAAACGCCAGGGATTTCGGGTGCGGTTTGTCAGTGGCCATTGTGTTCGTCGTCAGCGTCCATGTGGTTCTTTAGAATCTGCTGCCGTGGCCGGTATCTTGAGGCATTCACTGATTGCGGCCATCTTCGCTCACCACCGGATGCCGCCTCTAGGTACCGTGCAAAACCGGGAGTCTACTGCGCGCGAAGAACTGATGCATTCATTTGCCATCCAGCGCCGCATTCTGAACGATGCTCTCGAATTCAGCCTGCACCTCTGGCTGATGCCTCGATAGGTAGCTGCGCACCGCCTCATTATCGAGCAACTTGCCAAGATAGCCGCGCACCAGAACTAGGAGCAGAACATCCTGACCATAGGACTTCTCGACCAACTTCAGTTGTGCCTGGATGTTCCCCGTTTCGCGCTCCTTCTTCACTATCTGTTCCGCTGTAACGCCAGATATCTTCCGGGGACGTTTCTCGCTGACCAGTCGATGCCGTGAATGCAGTGGCGTGGCGCTGCCTAATAGGAGCCGCCCAACACTAGCCAATACCGAATCAGCAAGTGACAACAGAGGCCAACATGATTAATTCCCAAATCACCATATCTACAGCTCTGCAACCAGCGCCCTCATCACCAACCTGGAGTTTCCCGTGAAGCGTGAAACCGGGTTCTCGCCGGAAGCCCTTTCGTCTTCCCACCAAGCAAAGGCGGGCTGTGGATCAAGGAGCCAAGTGTTACCATTAAGCACTTTCACGCCGCGCTGGATGCCTTGGGTATCCTTAGGCGCCGGCAATACGACGCCCGACACACCTACGCAACCATGTGCTTGATGGCCGGCATGAACCCTGCGTTCATAGCAAGCCAGCTCGGGCATAGCGTGCAGATGTTGCTCTCGACCTATGCCAAATGGCTGAGCTCGACCTCCGATTGGAACGAGCTCGAAAAGCTGCCTGCCAGAATCAAAAAGGTACGGAATTGGTACAGGTAACGGAGGAAGGCAATTAACCACCGCTGTAACACCCGCAGGACAAGCCCTTGATTTCTACCGCCAATATCACCATGCAGTAAGTAACGGGGTCGTGTGGGGATCAGAGGGCAGTAAGCATGCGGGTTTCGTCCCCATCACTCCCCCGCCTTACCCGCTGAATTGCATTGATTGGCCCCAGAATTGGCCCCGGCCGTAACCCCTCCCCCCGGCGTTCTGCCGACTCGAAATCACCTCCCTACTCCTGCTTCAAACACACACGTCTGACGTACTCCTGCAGCCCGGTCAACGCCCTGATGGCATCGTCCCCGTCGTTGCTGATGGCGACAATTCGTTCAGCAGCCGCTGAGTCAAGTTCGGCTCGTGCGGCTGCATCATCCAGGCCGGCGGCGGCGCTGGGGGCTCGCACTGGGCAACGGGCTGCGACTGACAGCCGGCGCTGGCCAGTAGCGACAGCAGCACGCAACTGAGCATTGGTCTTCTGGGCATGGGCAAGTTCCTCGGTATGTCGGGTGTCGAGATCGGTCAGGAGCGCCTGGGTCTTCTTGCGGGATTCCAAGGCGTTGGTCAGAGTCGCAACCTGCTGCTGCGCCTGCTCGGCGCGCGTGGACAGCACGTCGGCGCGCCAGAGCAGCGCTAGCACGGCAAAAGCCAGGGCCGTGGCCACCGCCGCCAGGATCTTCACTGGTCCACCCCGGCGAGGCAGACGCGCATCTCGGCCTTGCGCCGATTGAGCAAGCCCTGGCTGAACGTGCCACCAGCGTTGACCCAGCGCAGAAGCTGCTGGCAGGCGCCGCGGCGTTCGCCAGCATTGAGCAGACGCTGCAGCGTGGACCCACACATCACACTAGGCCCCAGGTTGTACCCGGCCGAGACGTAGGCGGCGCGCTCCTTGTCGCTGATCGGCGTGGTGATGCACCGGTTGATGTAGCTGTTGGCCAGCTGCAGCTCCTCGGCCAGCGCGGCGTCGCACTGCTCGGCGGTGTAGCGGTCGCCAGGCTTCACGCCCCGGGTGATCCCGTCACAGGCCGTCCAGACGCCGACGATGTCCTGATAGGCGATATAGCGTTTGCCGTCGGGGGTCTGGATTGCGGTGGTTTCCCTTCCCTCCCAGGTCGACACCATGGCGATGGCGCCGGCCAGGGCAGCGCCCGCCAACGCGCCCCCCGCAACTTTACGGTTCGTCATCGCCATGGGGCGGCCTCCAGAACTGGATCAGCAGCCGGGACACGATGCCGGCGGCAGCCGCGGCGAAGTACAGCAGGGCCTTGGTCCAGGGCGCCCAGTCCAGGTAGTCCCAGAGCAGGGACAGCAGGTCACCGGCCGAGCCCAGCAGACCCAGGGCGGCGATGGCCCACACGCTGTACATCCGCCAGGCCTTGCGCCATTCGGGGATGAGCTTCATTGCGGTGCCAGCGCGCGCAGCACGTGCGGCCCCACCAGCTGTATCAAGGCGATAATGGCGCCCGCGCCACCGAGGCCATACATCACCTTCTGGCCGAGGGCGTGCATGTTGGCCTCCATCGTTTCCAGCAACTTCGTCTGGTTCTGGGCGATCAATTCCAGGCGGCCCACCCGCAACGGCAGGTCGTCGTGGATGCGCTCGAAACGATTGAGCCGGTACTGAACGGTGTTCATGTCCTGCTCAAGCGCACCCACGCGCTCATAGACGTTTCGCGCGCCCTTCTGTTCTTCGGTCAATGACTTATCCCCATTCACTGAGTCACCCCGTTTTCACTGGGCTTATTCATGGGGAGCGACGATCCGAGAGAATCACGAACGGTTTCCCGACACTCTGCTTTGGGAACAGGCAGCCACTGGACCTAGGACGCCTACGGCAATGCGCTGGGTCAGCTTGACGGCCTGACCCAGTTTCATACCCTCCGGGCCACTTCCAGCCGGTACCGACCGCACCCATGGCCCAGCTCACCGCCGACGAGATGTTCACTCGCCTGCTTCAGGACGATGAGCTGTATTGCGCGCGCAATCTCAAGATCCGGGACAAGAACGGCTCTATCCGCCCCTTCATCTGGAACAACGCCCAGCGGATCCTGCACCAGCAGATTGAGGCGCAGCTGAGTCACAGCGGCTGGGTTCGCGCCCTGGTGCTCAAGGGCCGTCAACAGGGTTGCAGCACCTGGGTTGGCGCGCGCTTCTACAAGAAGACCACCACCCAGCCCGGCAAGCGCACGATGATCCTGACCCACCTGGACGCTGCGACGCAGAACCTGTTCGGGATGGCCAAGACCTATTACGAGCTGTCCGATGACACACTCAAGCCGGCGCTGAAGGCGAACAATGGCACCGAGCTGGAATTCGGCAAGTTGCGTGGCGGCTACAGGGTGGCAACCGCCGGCTCCAAGCACGCGGGCCGGTCCGACACCGTGCAATACCTACATGGCTCAGAAGCCGCGTTCTGGCCGAATGCCAAGGCGATCATGGCCGGCCTGGGCCAGACGGTCCCGCTACTGCCGGGCTCGGAAATGATCCTCGAAACCACGGCCAACGGCCTGAACAACCTCTTCCGGCAGATGTGGACCTTGGCCAGTGCTGGCAAGGGCGACTTCATTCCCATCTTCATCCCCTGGTTCGTCCAGGAAGAGTACCAACGGCCCGTGCCGCCCGGCTTCGAGCTAAGCGACTACGACGCCGAGTACATGGAGACGTTCGAGCTGACGCTCGAGCAAATGGCGTGGCGCCGGGCCAAGATCGATACCGACTTCGCTGGCGACGTTGACTGGTTCAACCAGGAATACCCCGCCACGCCCGACCTTGCATTCCTCAAGGTCGGCCACCGCGCGCTGATCAACACCCTGGCCGTGAAGCGCGCCCGCAAAGGCAGCATCGAGCACCGCGAGCGGATCGGCGCCCATGTGGTCGGCGTCGACCCTGCGCGCTTCGGCGACGACTCCACCGGTTTCATCCATCGCCAGGGCCGCGTGGCCTGGGGCCTCAAGCGTATCGACGGCTACGACACCATGCAGGTGACGGGCGAGTGCGTGCGGCTGCTGTCCACGGACAAGACCATCCGCCGCATGTTCATCGACATCGGTGGCCTCGGCGCCGGCGTCTATGACCGTCTGGTAGAGCTGGGCTATGGCGATCGCGTTACCGCGGTCAACTTCGGCAGCAAGGCCCGTGACGATCGCAAGTACAAGAACAAGCGCTCCGAAATGTGGGGCGAAATGGCCGACTGGATCCACGACGACATCACCCCGCTGATACCCGACGACGACGTGCTGCACGGCGACCTCACCGCGCCGAGCTACAGCCACTCCAGCAACGGCCAGATCCAGCTGGATCCCAAGGACAAGATCAAGAAAGAAACCGGCAGGAGCCCCGACTGTGGCGACGCGCTGGCGCTCACCTTCGCGGAGCCGGTGGCCGCTGACGACCAATACGTACCGAACTGGCGCCGCGAACGGCTGCTGGCTCGCAACAAATCCGCGATGAGAGGCTGATGATGCCCACCACCACCCTGGGCGACGACGCCCTCGACGAGATCCAAGCCGCCCGCGCCAACTGGGCCCGCTACCTGCACGGCATGATGCGCGGGCACGACGACTACTGTGAAGTGGCCAAGATGCTCGAGGACTTCTACCTGGGCGGCGGCAAGCAATGGTCTCCCGAGGATCGGGAGTATGTCGAAAGCCAAGGGCGGCCCGCCCTGGAGTTCAACCAGGTGATGCCGAAAATCAACATCGCCCTGGCCCACCAGATCCACAACCGCATGGACATCCAGTTCAAGCCGCGAGGTGGCGCAGCAGACGAAGAGCTGGCCAGCACGCTATCGAAGCTGGCCATGCAGATCGCCGACCAGAACATGTTGCACTTCAAAGAGTCCGCCGTGTTCGCTGACGGCGTGATCCAACAGCGCGGCTACTACGACGTGCGGATCTGCTACGACAACTCGATCCTAGGCGAAATCAAGGTCGGCGTGCTCGATCCCATGGACGTCATCCCGGACCCCGATGCCAAGTCCGCGGATCCCGACGACTGGGCAGATGTGACCATTCTGCGCTGGATGACCCTGGCCGACATCGAGCAGCAGTACGGAAAGGACGCCGCCGACGGCGTGCGCAACCGCAAGGGCTTCAGCGACGAGGATTTCGGCTTCGACACCTACAACGTTCCGCGCTCGCGCTTCGGCAACGATGACAGCTTCGGCGGCTACTCGAGTGCCGAACTGGACCAGAATGACGACAGCACCCGCCGGTACCGCATCGTCGATCGGCAGTATTGGCGGATGAAGGAATGCGACATCGCCATCAGCCTCACCGGCGACATCTACGACGTGTCGGGCCTCACCGCGGAACAGCGCCAGGCGCTCGTCGGCGTGGTGCTCTCCAAGCGCCGGATGCGCCGGGTGATGTGGACCGTGACCACCGAAGATGCCGTGCTCTATCACGACTGGAGTATCTACCGACACTTCACGATCGTGCCCTTCTTCCCGTTCTTCCGCCGCGGTCAGACCCGCGGCCTGGTGGATGCCGCCGTAGGCCCGCAGAAGCTGCTCAACAAGACGATGAGCCAGATGCTGCACGTCATCAACACCACGGCCAACAGCGGCTGGATCACCACCGCCGGCACCATCAACAACATGAGCCCAGGCGAGCTAGAGGAGCGAGGTGCTGAAACGGGCCTGGTGATCGAACTCAAGCAGGGCACCAAGAGCGAAGACCGTCCGCAGAAGATCACCCCTAACCCCATTCCCCCAGGGCTGGATCGCATAGTCGACCGGGCCCACAGCCTCATCGATGACACCACCGGCATCCATCCGTCCATGCAGGGCGCGACCGATCGCGAAATCAGCGGCGTCGCGATCCAGTCCTACCAGTTCGCCGGCCAGCAGTCGCTGGCGGTGCCGCTGGATATGCTGCAGTTTTCCCGCGTGCTGCTGGCCAACCGCTTCCTCGAGCTGATCCAGGCGTTCTACGACGAGCCGCGCATCGTGCGGATCACCGAGGTGGACGCCGTGGGCCAGGAAACCGTTACGCCGCTACATCTCAACTGGGACGACGGCAGCGGCAATATCCTCAATGACTTGACCATCGGCAAATACGACGTGGTGATCACCGAGGTTCCGGTCCAGGTGACGTTCCAGAACAGCCAGTTCCAGCAGGTCCTGGAGATGACCAAGGTGGGCGTACCGGGCCTGGCCAAGTACCTCATTCGCTACAGCACCCTCGCCGACAAGCAGGCCATCATCAAGGACCTGGACGCCCAGTCCCAGCCCCAGCAGGACCCACTCATCGAGGCGAAGGTGCAGCTCACCCAGGCCCAAGCGCAGAAGACTCGCAACGAGGCCACCAGCAAGGCCGTGGAACAGCAGTACAGCGCCATCCAGGCCGGCGCCACCATCGCGCAGATGCCAGCCGTGGCACCAGTGGCCGACACCATCCTCAAGTCCGCCGGCTTCGAGGACCACGATGCTGCGCCGCTGCCGGAACCCGCTCAGGCGATCACCGGCGACAACCCGGCCACTGGCGCGTTGCCGCGGAACACTAACCCCCTTACCCCCGCGCATGCCGCCGTTGGCCTGAACGCCGGCATCGAAACCCCGCGCATCGAAGGTGCGCCAGCTCAACCCTAGCCTCCCCCCAACCGTAAAGGGCGCCACTCCATGGAAAACGACATCGAATTCGCCGAACCCGAGAACACCACCGCCGACGTGGGCAGCGTGCGGGATACCGACCCGGATCTGCTGGACATCGACGACAGCGACCGCGGCGACGACTTCACTCCGACCGACGACGAAGGCCAGGACACCGCAGCGCCTCCGGCGGCGGCCCCAGGCGCCGCTGCCGCTGATGCAGAGCAGGAAGCTGACCCCGAGGCCGAGGCCGAGGCCGATCCGGACGCCGCGGCAGGCAACAAGCCGCGGATGATCCCGCACCAGCGCTTCAACGAGGTGAACGAAAATCTCAAGACGGAGCGTAAGCTGCGCGAACAGCTCGAGCAGGAGGTTGAGCGACTGCGCCAGCAGGCTGGCCAAGGTGGCCAAGCACCTGCCGCGGCGCCTGCAATACCGCCCGCCGCCGCTCCCGAGCCCTTTGACTACCGCGCAGCCGAGCGCCGCTACCAAGAGCTGTTCCTGGATGGAGACGAGGACGGCGCCGCCGCGGTTCGTGAGGAAATCAACGCCGCCCTGCGCACCGAGGCTCAGCAACAAGCCGATCAGGCAGCCCGCGCTGCCATCCGGCAGGAACTGCAGCAGCAGGCTGCGCAGTCCGAGGCTGTGGAGTTCCAGCAATCGGTCGCCAAGGTCTACGCGACGCATCCCCAGCTGTTACCGGGGTCGGACGCATACGACCAGGCCCTGGAGCAGGACGTGATCGATTGGTCCAACGTCTTCGTCAGCCGCGGCATGACCCGAGCCGAAGCCCTGGAGGCGGCCGTCCAGAAGCTGCTGCCAACAGCTGCAGCACCAGCACCAGAAAAACCAGTCCCGGGCCAGCTGACCAAGGAGCAGATCCAACGCAATCTGGAACGAGCGAGCCAGCAGCCGCCGCTGCCGACCGAGGGCACTGGTCAACGCCGCGTGATCGACATTTCGCAGCTCACGGATGAAGAGTTCGAGGCCCTGCCAGAGGCCGATCGGCGCCGCGCCCGGGGCGACAGCCTGTAGCCCCCGAGGTGTCCCTATAACCGCCCTCCACTGGGCGGTTTTTTCGCCCCTACAGCCATTGACGGGCCTACCCAGTTACATACCCTGCCGGCCGAGTGCCTACCCCCAAGGCGCTCGCCCTGCGGCCTGGCGCCGCTCGCTCGCCGAGAACGGCGTACCTCGCCCAGGCCGGCGTTAAACCGCCCGAAACATCGCTGTAGAGCGTTCCGGCTACGCCAAAAGGCCGTTTCCGCATTGGGTGGCGACATACCCCAGCACAGACCAATCAATCGATGATAGGAGCGCCACAATGGCCGCTACCAACTTTGCTGCCATGACCGGCAGACAAAAGATCGTCTGGTCCCGTGAGCTGTGGATCGCCGCTCGCAACCAGATGCTGCTGCAGAAATTCATGGGCAAGGGCCAGGGCGCGATGATCCAGCGGATCACCGAACTGACCAAGACGGAAAAAGGCGAGCGGGTGCTGATGCAGCTGGTCGCCGATCTGACCGGGGATGGCGTCATCGGTGACGATGAGCGCGAAGGCCGGGAAGAGGCGATGCAGACCTACAGCATCGAGATCCAGATCGACCAGATTTCCCATGGCGTCATCAACACGGGCAAGCTGGCCGATCAGAAGACTGTCATCAACATCCGCGAGAAGGGCCGCGACGTGCTGGCGTACTGGCTTGCCAGCCGTATCGACGAACTGGCCATCCTCACCCTGTCGGGCGTGGATTACAGCCACACCATCGACGGCGCGAAGCGCGATCCGAAATCCCCGTTCCCGCAACTGGCGTTCGCCGCCGACGTGCGTCCGCCGACCTCGTTGCGGCATCGTCTCTGGAACGGCACCGCTCTGGTGCCGCCGGACAGCTCGAAGGTCACTACCGCCTGCACACTGAGCTACGCCATGTTGGTGGACGCCGGCGCCTGGGCGAAGGACCACTACATCACCCCGCTGCGCGTGGGCGGCAAAGAGTACTACGTGGTGCTGCTCAAGCCGGGCGCCCTGGCCCAGCTGAAAAAAGATCCGGACTATCTGCGCGCCGTGACCCAGGTCGCGAGCAAAGAGGGCCAGAACTCGCCGTTCTTCACCGGCGGCACGGTGACCGTCGACGGCCTGGTGCTGCATGAGCACCGCGTCGTCTACAACACCAAGAAAGCACCTGCGGGCCAGAAGTGGGGCGCTGACGGCAACGTCAATGGCACCCGCACCCTGATTTGCGGCGCCCAGGCCCTGGGCTTCGCCGACCTGGGGGCGCCCGAGTGGGACGAGAAGAAGTTCAACTACGGCGCCCGGCAGGGCATCAACATCGACAAGATGTTCGGCCTGCTGAAACCCCAGTTCTACAGCACTCAGGACGAATCCGTGCAGGACTTCGGTGTCCTGGCCGTCGACCACTACCTCGGCTAATCGCCACCCGTCGGTAGTGATCTACCGGCGGGGACACAGGAGAAACGCACCATGCCCCTTCGCCTCAACAGCAACCGCCAGCGCCCGGCGGTCGTGATTCAGGATTTCACCTTCGACCAGCTGCAGGACGCCCTCACCCAGGCGGTCGCCCAGATGCCTGGTGGCGCCATCGTCACCTCTGGCCACCTGATGGTAACGACGGCGTTCACTGGTGCTACCACCGCCCTGGTGGGCGATAGCGCCCTTCCAAACCGTTACACCCCAACCGCGCTCGATCTCAAGACCAATGGCCTCAAGCCCCTGACCGCCACCGGCTACAAGGTCGAGCAGATCCAGAATCTGCTCCTGACCTTGGATGCCAAGCCTACCGCGGGTGCAGGGCGCCTGATCGTCGAGTACGTCGAGCACGGAGCTGGACACTTCGTCCAGGGCTAAACGCCCGCCCAGGGACGGGCCCTCACCCATTCACCGAAAAGGCGACCACCCATGACCGTTACCCCTTCCGAACTTCGATTCCTACCGCCGGACGGCGAGGATGAACTGCACATTGGCCTGACCTCGGGCCACTCGACCTTCGTGTACCGTCTGCACCCGGACGATGGCAAGCCCGGCACACCGATCGACCCGCGCTACCGCAAAGAGGCCATCGCCCGCGGTTGTGAAATCGTCGGCATGGAAGCAGACGAAGAGCCAGGCTCCTCTATCCCGAACCAGCATCAGCTGATCATCCAGGCCATCGAGGCGATCGTTCAGGCCGACCAACCCGAGACCTTCGACGCAACGGGCCGCCCGCTGATCGAGGTGGTGAAGAAGCAAGCCGGCTTCAACATCAGCAAGCGCGCCTACGATGAGGCCTGGGTCGAATTCGAGGCTTCCCTCAATGAAGCCGGCGGCGCCGGCGGGGGCGCCTAAGCCATGCTGGTGGCCGAGCTGATTCGCGACTGGCGCGAAGACGAGAAGGACGACAAGAAACCGTACTTCTGGTCCGATCGCCAGCTGCTGCGCTGGCTGAACGAAGGCATGCGCCGCTACGCCAGCGAAACGCGCAGCATCGTAGACAGCTCGAGCCGCTTCACCCAATTCGAGCTGGAGCCGGACATGGATCGGCTGCCCCTGGATGACAGGGTGCTCGAGATCCTGCAGGCGAGCACACGCGCTACCCCACGCCTGGAGCTGGTCAAACCGGGCGCCCTGCCCTTGCAGGCACGGCCGGTGAGTGGCCATCCCCGTCAGCTCGAGGTAGACATCGATGCCCGCCAGATTCGGTTGCATCCCGTGCCCATGCAACGCGAGGTGCTGCAGCTGCTGGTGGTCCGCCTGCCGCTCTGTCCGTTGGACCTGGGCAGCGAGATTCCCGACGTGCCCGATCTCGACCTCCAACTGCTGCACCACTACCTCAACTTCAAGGCCTACGCGGTCCAGGACGCAGAAACCATCAACCCACAGAAGTCCGGCCTGGGCGAGGCGCGATTCATCGCCGGCTGCGCCGAGGTGATGCAACGGGCCCAGGCGCGCCGACGCGCCAACGCGGGCCGTGTGCGGTACCGGGACTGAGCATGGACCCTATCCTGCGCAACAACTGGTCGCTGGGCATCGACAACCGCAGCGACGTGCGCCGCGTGGCGACGGGGGCTCCCTTCCGTGGCCAGGCTCAGCCCGGCGCGGTACGCGAAGCGATCAACGTCGATGCCAATGCCGATGGCAGCTTGAGCCTGCGCGCCGGGTACGAGCGGATTTACGCCGGTACCGACGTGCGCGGGGCCTTGGCCCTGGGCCAGAAAGTGCTGATCGCCGATGGCGCGAATCTGGTGGAGCTGGATCTACGCACTGGCACCCATAAGGTCGTGCGGCAGATCCCGGCGAGTGGCGTATTCGCCGGGGACGAGCTGAACGGCGAACTGTTCTTCTGCACCAGCAGCGAAACGCTACGCTACGACGGCCATGCCGTGCGCCCCTGGGGCGTGCCGACGGTGACGGTACAGCCCGTGCCGACGGTGGTCGCGGGCGGCGTGGCACCAGGGCGCTACCTCTGCGCCTGCACCCTGGTGAATGCCCAGGGCGAGGAAGGCGGCACGGTCCAGGCCGTGACCGTGAACCTCCAGCAGGCCTCCGGCTTGGCGTTCCAGCTGCCGGTAGCGCCTGTCGGTGGCGCTGTGAGGGTCTATGTCGGCCCCGCCGACGGCACCACGCTCTACCTGCAGGACGAAGCCACCAGTACCGTGACCGTCACGACTCTGCGCGACGACACGGCGCGCCTAGAAACCCTGGGCATGGGGCCGCCCCCGATCGGTCAGGCGGTGCTGGCCTACAACAGCATGCTGCTGATCGTGAACGGGTCCACGTTGAGCTACACCCGCCCCTTCCGAACGCATCTGCGCAGCGCCCTCGATTTCTTCCAGTTCGGTGAGGTCATCGACCTGGCCATACCGGTGGCCGACGAAAGCGGCGCCGGCCTGTATGTCGCCGCTGGCGAACAGACCTTCTACCTGGCCAGCTTGGAGACCGATGCCGTCAACCAGGTGCAGCCCCTGCCCTTCGGCGCCGTGCCCGGTACTGGGGTACGCCTGCCCTCGGGCGGCGCGACCTGGATGACCCGGTACGGGCAGCTGCTCGCCGGCCCAGGAGGCGTCGCCAAGATCCTCAGCGAGCACTTCGTGCCCGAACCCGCCATCAGCGGCGCCGCCGGCATGCTCGAGCACAACGGGCAGCAACTGGTCGTCGCGACCGTGCGCGGCTCTCCCCAGCCCGGCGGCCTGGCCGCTGGCGATTACTACGTTTCGGAGATCATCACCCATGAATGACGCCCTGCTTGCGCGCGGATTCGTCTACCACGGCGAGGTTATCGCGCCCTCGGGTGCAGTGCTGGCTCGCCATGTCGATTACAACCTGATCCCGAAGGTCGGCCGCGCCCACCTGGCCGGTGTGATCCGGGGCACCGGCTCACCCATCAGCAGCTGGTACGCGTTCCTGTTCGCCGGAAACTTCTCGCCCACCGATGACACCACAGCGGCGGATCTGCCCAGCAACGCCGGCGAGTTCACCGGCTACCAGGAAGCCACCCGCCCTCTCTGGCAGAACGCCTTCGATGGCAATGCCAACATCGACAACCTGGCTAGCAAGTTCGCATTCACCTTCCCGACTGACAAACGAATCTATGGCGCCGGACTGGTATCAGTCCCGACCAAGGGCGCCAACACGGGGGTGCTGCTGTCCATCGCGCGTTTCACCAGTCCGCGCGATATCCCGGCTGGCTCGACCTACACCCTGGGCGTCGGCCTGACGCTGATCTCGAGCTGAGGAGCACCCCATGAGCCTGTCCCTGTACGCCCGCAACCAGTTGCTCGGCCAGTTGGTATCGGGCAAGACCCTGTATGTCAGCCTGCACACGGCCAGCCCGGGCGATGCCGGTACCGGCGAGGTGACCGACAAGAACTATGCCCGCCAGGCGGCCAGTTTCAGCGTCGACACCAGCACAGGGTCCGCGACCCTGGCCGGTGCCCTGGCCTGGAAAGCGGCGGCGGCCGCGTTCACCGCCACCCATGTGGCCCTCTACGACGCCATCACGGGCGGCAACCAGATCGCCCGCCAGCCGCTCAAGGCATCCATCGCCTATGCCGCCGGCGACACCCCCACCATCGCCGCTGGCGACCTGACCCTGAGAGGCTGACATGAAACGCAGCTTGGCCATGCGCGCCACCCTGTTGACCGCCTTCAAATCCATGTTCGATGGATCCGTGCTCAACGTCTACTCTGGCACCGTTCCCACCTCGGCGGATGCGGCCCTGCCGTCTGACGCGAAGCTGCTGTGCTGTATCTCGAAGGAGGGTACTGGGGCCGGTATCACCTTCGACGCCGATGTCTCCCAGGGCGTGCTGGTCAAGAGCACCAGCGAAATCTGGAGCGGTACCGTCGTAGCAGCTGGCAAGGCAACCTTCTTCCGCTTGCAGAAGCCGACCGACGATGGCTCCGCCAGCACCACGCTCGCGCGCCTGCAGGGCACCACTGCCCTGATAGATGCCGACCTCAACCTGTCGAGCCTGGACTTCGTCCCGGGCAACGAGCGCAGGATGAAGGCGTTCTCTGTCTCCGTGCCCGCTGGCTAAGGGGCGGCCATGCGCAACCGGCTCATCAAGCAGGGCGTCACCTCCTACACGCCTGGCGTGCCAGCGGTTCTAGGCCGCCCCGCCTACTGCACGACCGAGGTCGTCACCGAGCTGGTATGGGTCGAAGTGGGCGGCACTTCGTTCTATCTCTATGGCTACGACACGTCCCTAACGGCAGGCAAAAGCCGCGACCCAGCTGGTCGCTGGATCTATAGCGGGATGCGGGTGCAGGAGCCGCGGCAGGTGACCCGCACGGTTTGCTATCCCGCGGTGCCAGCCCAGCCCGGCCGGGACGCCGTGGCCTCCTACGATGCCCAGGTGGGATGGAACGCCGGTGCCAGCAGCATAGCGCTCCAGGACGGCGACCTGAGCGCCAGTTTCATCCTGGACCGCGCGCCGAACGGCGTCCTTTGCGGCCTGGCCAGCCAGGCGGTGGTATCGGGCGCGTTCGCCGGCATCGAGCACGGGATCTACAGCGACGGCGGGCGCTACCAGGTCTATGAGTCGGGGCGGCTGGTATTCACCAGCCAACAGCTGGCCATGAATCAACCGAGACTGGCCATCGGCCGGGCCGGCGAGACCGTCACCTACTACATCGGAACCGAACGCTATGTCAGCGGCAACCCCTCGCGCGGCCCCAAACGTTTGGCGGCCTCGCTGTATGCCGCTGGCGACTATGTAGATTCCCCTGCCCTGGGCCCTGCGCGCAGTCTGGCGGCGGACGTCCAGCTCGAGTTGGACGGCACGGCAGCCGCCGCGACCGGCACTGGCCTGGGCACCAGTACCGGCGCGCAGAATGCGATCCCCCTGGCCGCCGCTATGGAGCTGTACCTGGGCGGGGACGCCTTCCTCGGTATCAAGCCGGCGATCCCAGCCACGCCCCCGGTGGTGGAAGTTTCAGCGCTGGCGGTGTCCCTCCCCGTCCTCATGACCGCTGTCTGCGCCGAGGTGGCGGTAGAGACGGGGCGACTGGCGCTGGACCTGGTGGTGCGTGGCGACGAAGAGTTGTCAGGCTACGGCCGCGCGACGTTCTCCGTTGAGGTCAGCGCCTGGGAGGAAGCACCTCGCGGCCTACAGGATAGCTACTTCGAGTCCATCCTCGCGGTCGACGCCTACGACTCGCCCCTGGTGATCTACAGCCTGATCCAGGAATCTCTCACGATCGGCAGCCGGTTCGAAATTCTCATCGCCCTGGGCGACGATCTATTCGAGCTGCTGGCGTTGGGCGAACGCTTCACCGTGGCGATGCTGCTCCGGCAGGTGATCAATGAGCGGTTGAGCGTGAGCGATGATGCTCGCGTTGCCCAGCAGCTGGCGCTGCAGTACGCCACCAATCTGGCCACCGGCGCGGTGACGCGCTACCAGGGCTTCGACTTCGGCGGCTATCTACAGGTGGGCGGCCAGTCGCTGGCCTGGCGCCCGAATGGGCTCTATCGCCTGGGCGGCGCGACCGACGATGGCCAGCTGCTCGAGGCGATGCTGGAGTTTGCCGGCGAGGACTTCGGTACCAGCGCGGCCAAACTCGGCGAATGGATCTACCTGGGCCTGACGAGCGACGGCGAGGCGGTGGTCAAGATCCTGAACGATGACGGTGAAGAGTTCGTGTACCAGGTGCAGGGCGAGGCGCCGACCGTTCGTGCTCAGCTCGGTCGCGGACTCCGTTCGACGCTGTGGCGGATGCGTCTGCAGGTCAGCCAGGCGAGCCACTTTGACCTGGATAGCGTCGAGTGGGTGATTCGCTCCAGCACCCGGCGGCTCACCCGATGATCCGCCACTCGCTGCGCCTGCTACAGGGCTCTGGGGCCTATCTACGGCAGCAGGCGCTACAGCTGGCGGAAAGCCTGGGCAAGGCGCCGGGGCGCGGCACACGCCGGCGGATCCTGGACGGCTACCTGATCCAGGCGCGCAAGACCGGCAAGAAATCGGTCACGACAACGATTGTTGACCTGCCGGGTTCGCTGCTTGGTTTCAACGACCCTTTTGCGGATGCGAATGCTCGGTCACTGCAGCAGTACGTCGGGGTCGGCCCGCGTGACGATTTCAACCCCAAGTTGACCTCGGCGACCGTCGCCGCGCCGCGGGAGGTTGCCAGTGACGCCCTTCGGCAACCCCGCTACTCCGCAAGCTATGCTTTGGGTGATGTCGGCTACTTCGCCAGGGCATGCTTCACGGGCACACCGCAGGAGGCAGGGCGCTATATCTGCCGGGCAGTCGTCATGACGGATCTGAGCGAGTTTCCGCGGAACGGCGTCGGCATTCCCGACCAGGCTCAATTCTTCATTCAGATGACGTTCCGCGCAGGGGTATCTCCCGCGGATGCGTTCATGGTGAACGTCGCCGAGGACTTCATTCAGGCCCGCACCGGCTTTCGCGTGGTGGTCAGGTCGCCGAGCCAGGGCGTCGAGCGCTTCACCTGGGAGTACCCGTTCCCCTGCGCCTACTACGACGAACAGGGACAGCACATCCTGCTGGTGGTCAGCGTGATTCAGCGTGGCCAGCCGATGGATCTGGGGTGGCAGACGGACGCCGGAGTCAGCGGCTTGCTCATCGCCAAGCTTGCCTTCGAGGACACTGCTCAAGGTCGGCAACTACGCTGGGTCTGGCACCACGTCACGCGCCTGGATGCCCCCCCTTTTCCGTGCTGCAGCCCAGGCCGGTGGGACGACTTGAAAGGGGCCTGGGGCTGGCATGACCTGGTGGCCACTGGGCGCATGTACAACCAGGCGCTGAATTACTCGCTGGCCGTCTCCCATCAGGGACTGGCAACAGTGTTCTTCGTGACGCGGGTTCTGCAGATCGCCACAACCCAAGAGCGCGATGGTGACCTGGTGAGGACCGTGCCGGTGGTCTGCCAGGTCGAGGCGCTGCTGTCGGTGAGCTTCGACGCGCGAGCCAGCGCCCCCCAGGCCGTGACACGGCTGATTTTCTCGGACGTGCTGGGCTCGCCGTACACTTCCCTCTATGCGCCCTTCGCGAGTGGGGATGCCGCCATTGCCCGCGAACTGAATATCTGGGGCGCCTGCTACCTGGGCGATCAACCACGCGTGCTCTACTCGGCGGCCTGCTACGAGCGCCGGGGCGATCGGTACAACTTCCCCACCTACACCATGCGCTGGCCTGGTTCGACGGGCCTGCAGGTGAACTACGTCTACTCCACCCGCGTGGCCGAACTGGCCGTAGCCGATGCCCACCAGGTACTGCTCACCCGATCCGCGGCAGAGGCTGGGGTGATCAGCTTATGGCCAGTCGTCCCGGGCGGTGAAAGCGAGGGCTTGACGAGGGGTTGGCTGGTCCGCCGGCTATGCAAGCTGGCCAAGACCTCAGATCGCAGCCTGGTGGTCAGCGGACTGTCCTATCCCTATCGCGTGAGCGCAACCGGCATGCCCGCCGTCCGCCTGGTCAGCTACAGCCTGACGGCGGGATTGCAACCCCTGAGCGAGGTGGAGCCCTCCGAAGGCAGCGCTACGGCAGCGCGTCAGTTGAGAGTGCCGGCGCCCACGTGCTACCAGCTGGCGCAGTTCGATGCCAATGGCAAGGAAGCGCTGCCGGCCGGCCTGCTCCTCAGCTACTACGGCGAGGGTAGCCAACGGACCTACCTCTCGAAGGACAGCGGGCGTACCTTCAACGAGTACATCAAGTTCGGCGCCACGCATGGCGTTTACTACCTGGGCTCCGCGCTATGGCAGCCCGTCTACGGCAACATCTTCACTCCCCGATAGGAAGCACCATGGCGTCCAACTACAGCGGTACCACACAAAGCCTGCTGGCCATGGCCTCCCAGGCGATGACGGAGGCAAGTAATCAGGCACGCCGGATCGGCGTCGCCGCGCGGCCAAGCCTGCGGGAGGCCACCTTCGACCACCAGGTTCCAGACATTCATCTGGATCCACCCGTCCAGTTCGCCGAACTGTTCAATGGCAGCAACAATGCCGATCCGAATATCCAGGCGATCAACGCCAAGGTGGACAGTTGGACCGCCAAGTACTTCCCGGCGATCACCACCCACATGCAGAGCGTGCCCGAGGATTGGTTGGTGGCAGTGATTGCCGGCACCAAGCCCTATGGCCAGGACCAGACCGCCTTCGATCTGGTCTGGCACCGGGCACGCGATCGCGCCTATCGCACCGCCCGCAGCGAGCAACGCACCCTCGAGATGAATTTCTCCGCTAGGGGTTTCACCTTGCCGCCGGGCGCCCTGGCCCAAGCGCTGCTCGATAGCGAACAGCGCGCCAGCGAGGCCGCCCTCGAGGTGAACCGCGAGCAAGCCATGAAGGAGGCCGAGATCAAGCAGGATCTGCTCAAGTTCGCGGTGCAGCTGGCCAGCAACATGAAGCTCGGCATCCTGCAGGCCTGCGCGGACTACTTCCGCGCCTACACCCAGCTCTACACCCTGGACAGCGACGCCGCGCGCAGCAAGGCACAAGCCTATGGAGCCTTCTACGGGGCTCTCAGCTCGTACTACGGCGTGGAGGTGTCGCTGGAACAGCTCAAGCTCGAGTCCGCCAAGGTCAAGGCCGACGTGAGCAACAACGTAGACCGCAACCGAGTCGCCCTGCATGGCGTGCAGACCGGCAGTGACGCCCTGGGCCAGGCTACCCGAGCGTTCGCCGACATCGCGGGTCAAGCCGCTTCGTCCGCCGGCACCTTGGCGGTCGAAACGCAGAGCTTATAAATTTAAAACGGGAATAAATAATGGCACAGCTATCCTTTCAACCCTTCAACCCGCCCAGGATTTTTAATACCTTAAGAACTCAAGGTAACGGATACATATATGGAGCCTATGGGACTGGGCAACGCGCTGCTATCACCCGAACTAAAGACGGCATCAATTGGACTGATACAGGGGGATACACTCCGTCCGAGTATGCGGGCTTGAGCCGCGTCCAAGGAAACATACTCTACAGTACGGACGGACGTTATGAATATACGCTATTAGTCTCCGAAGACCTTGGCGTCAGCTGGTATAGGCAACCTTTTCCAATTGAAAATAGAGATTACAGCTGGTTCTTACTTACATCATCGAATTGTGTGTTTGTTTGGTACACCCAAAAAAACACACTTCATGTTTCAAAGAATAAGGGTGCTTCTTGGCAGAACACCGGCCTGACCAGCATCCTCGAAGTCATTCCCACGCAACGAGGAACCTACGTGTTGGCTCGGGACCGCAGGACGGTCTATTTCTCGGCGGATGGCATTAGCTGGCAGAGATTGCCAAGCCCTCCGATTAGCGGAGACTTGTATTTTGGGATAAATAGCACCGAGCCGGCCTTTTTCCTGCCAAATCAGCGGTCCACGGTCCTCTGGCTGAATGAAGTATCTGAATGGGTTCCCTTGGCTTTGCCTGAGCCAATGAATTCCAAAGGTGCGGGCTACGGCTTGGGTCTGTATGCTCTTGACCCCGGTCTTTTTCTCATGTCTTCATACGGCAGCAAAGACGACCCCAACAATCCTATGTTTTGTTATTTCCAGGACTCCGGCCAGGTTGGCGAGGTGTGCATAACCGATTACTTCGCGGGCGGCCCTATAGCCGCTATCAATAACGGAGTTCTTTTCATGGACCGTTTCATGACGGTTATTTCAAAGGTAGTGAGAGCACCGTTCTGGCAGAACTTAGTTCTGACCAATGAACTCGTCGGCCAATAAGCAGCATAAACATTGGCATATTGACGGCCCTCTGCAGTGACATACCCTCGCCCCCGACTTCAACCCTGGGGGCCCCATGGCAAACGACGACCTCAACGCCGGCGATGTCCAGCTGGCCAAGCAGAAGAGCCAACTGGACGGCCGGGCGCAGCGCCTGGCGAATCAGATTCAAGCCCAGGCGCAGCCGGCTACCGCCGCCCCGCCGATCAGCGGCAACCCCGAGCGTGCGGCCAGGATGCAGGCGCAGTTCGATACGCCAGTGACACGCGGAATCCCAGCTCCCCCCGCCTCCCCCGTGAAGAATTACGGCCCCAACCTTGGCCAATTGCAGGCAGCGGCCCTGGCGGACATGGGTCGGTCCCTGGTGGCACGAATCGCTGGCGGCGACCCCGCTACCCTTTCGGGAGGACAGAATCAGTTCACCAACACAGCGGTGACCCAGGCCAATCGACAGGGTACCGGCTCGTTTGCCGATGACGTGCTGACTCACATCGGTGCTCGTCGCGCAGATGGTAGCGATCCCCAGCAACCGCCCGCCCTGCCCGCACCCGGCCTCTCTGCTGCGATCCCTCCTCCCGCAGCGGTTGCCAATCCTTCAACCGCACCCGCGCCAGCCCTCACTCCTAGCTCGCCGCCGGCAACTCCGGCCGCGGCCACAGTCAGCCCAGCGGCAAATGGGTATCAGGACACCGGAATAGCGGATGGCCTGGGTAGAAAAATCGTAATGCGCCGTGACGCCCAGGGCCGTCCGACCTACACCAACGACGCGGCAGCCATAGCCGGCGCGCAGAATACCGGCGCCCAGCCGCGGGCAGGCCTGAGCATCATCGGCGGCGGGCAGGAAGGCATGGAGCGGAACCTGCGCGCCGTGCAGATCATGCAGCAGACCCGGGCGGACAACGCGGGCGGGGGCCTGACCATCGTTCCCGATAGCACCCAAGGCTCGCTGGCCAGCCAACAAGCCCGCGCCCGACGTGAAGCTCTGGTGAGCGCCGAGATAGCCGCCAGCCAAGGGCAGCGATCCGGCCAAGGCCTGCAGCAAATCCAGCCGTTCGACCCGGCCCGGGCGGCGGCTGATCGGCTGGCGCTGCAACGGGGCCAGCAGGAAGTGGCCAGCGGGCAGCTCCAGCTCCAACAGGCGCAGCGCCTGGCGGACCTGCAGGCGGTCGTCGCTGACGGCAACCGTCCAGCCGACGAACGTCAGCAGGCCGCAGCCGCCATCCAGGCCCTGCAGGGCAACGACAAGGACAGGTACCAGACGCTCGAGGTGCCTGGCGGCGTGGACGAGGCCACCGGCAAGACCATCGTCCTGCGGAAGGTTTTCGACACCCGAACGGGCCGCTTCGTCGATGAAGGTGCTGACGCACCTGGTGCTCAACCCACGAAGCCAGCGCAGCGGTTTACCCCTGGATCCATCTACCGCAACCCCGCCGGCCAGAGCGCACGGTTCAAGGGTTATGACAGCAACGGCAAAGAACAGTGGGAGCCCGTTTGATGGACTTCGATTCCAGGGACGCAGTAGCGGCCGACCAGACCACCACCCCGGCCACTGGCGAGCAGCCTTTCCAGTTCGACTCCACGGGCGCCACCGAGGCGAGCGTTGGCAACGAGTTCAAGCACGGCATCAGTGCCGGCGTCGACTCCGCCCAGGGCGCCCTGTACGGACTGGCTGGCCTGGCCGGTGACGCCGTAGGCCTCGACGGCGTGCGCGACTGGGGCCTGGCAGGCTACCAGCGCAACCAGGAAGAAGGCGCCGCCAACGCCCCGGCCGTGGGCACCTACCGCGACATCGGTGGAGTTCGCGATGCTGCGCTCTACGCCGCTGGCGGCCTCGGCGCACTGGTCCCCTTCGCCGCCACCTCGTTGGCCAGCGCCGGCGCCGGCGGCCTGGTAGCCGCAGGCGCCAAGGTAGCAGCGCGCAAGGGCGCCGAGCGTTTCGCCCAATCCCGCCTCGCCCAGGGCGTGGCCGCCGCTGCCGGCCGCCTGCCGTCCGCGGCCACCGGCGCCAAGCTGGGCGCGCTGGCCAACTCGATCGGCACCGAGCAGGGTCTGATCTACGGCGACATCCACGAAAAGACCGGCGAGTACGCCCCGGGCACGGCCGCAGCCTACGGCGCCGCGGCGGGAGCCCTGGACGTGCTGCCGGAGCTGCGCCTGGCCGGCAAGATCCTCAACCGCGGCGGCAAGGCCGCGACCGAGCGATTCGCGCCCGGGCTGGCCAAGCAGATGGGCCTGGAAGGCTCCACCGAGGTCGGCCAGACCGCGCTGGAAAACCTGGCCGTCCAGGACGTGGACCCGAGTCAGCGCGCGTTCGACGGCGACAACCTGCACCAGATGGTCGACGCCGGGATCATCGGCGCCCTGGGCGGCGGCGCTGCCCACACGATCGGCCACGGGTACACCCGCATCGCCGGCGTGCCCGCGCCGGTACCGGACGGCCCGCTGGCCCGGGCAGCAACTGTTGCTGCCCCTGCAACGCCTGCTCTCCCGGCGCCCGAGCGCTTGGGTCTGCCGGCGCCCGATACGCTCTACACGGGTGTGGATGGCCAAACTTCGACCGTAGGCCCGAACATCAACGTCGATGGTACCGTGCAGCCAGCGCCACAGTCGGGTCAGGCCTTCGTTGCGCCCGAGAACCGCGTGCGCCCCCTAGGCGGAGCAGGCATGGAACAGCAGGTGGGCGAGATTCCGCTGGCTCGCCAGGGCGAGTATCAGGAGGGGGTGCCCGCACAAGGCTACCGCCCCGCCGAGTTGCCGCCCCAGGGGGAGGTCTACCGAGGCGAGCTGGTCGACAATCCGAGCAACGAGCTGGTGCCGATCAGCGGCACAGCGCCTTTCACCCCTTCCGGCCTGCTGCCTCAGCCAGACGCCTTCACCGTAGACAGCGAGGGCCAGGCCCGGCGTGGTGGCCTGGCGCCCCAAGACTTCACCGCCACCGCCGAGCGGCAGAATCCCGGCATGGACCAGCCGGCCAACAGCAGCCCGCGCCCGGCGGCCAGTACCGTGCTCGACCGGGCGCGCAGCACCGTTGCGGCCAACGTGATCCCGGATGCCGTGGCATTCGCCCGCGAGACCGGCGCCAGCATCGGCGTCGCCCGCCGGGCCCTGCGCAATGCCCAAGCCGAAGTCGAGGTGCAGAGCACCATCTTCAAGAGCGCCCCCGGCGCCAACAAGGTCCTGGCCACTCTTCCCGAGCCAAGCCGCTTCGAGGTCGTGAAGTCCGGCGAGCGCGAGTGGAAGATCCAGCCCAAGCGTGACCAGGTGCGCTCCACCGGCGCCGACACCTTCGACGACAGCCTGGCCAAGGGCGATCTCCGTGAGAGGATCAAGCAGAAGCGCGCCGAAAAGCGCCAGTCCAAGCCCGCAGAGCCCTCGGAAGCCCCACGCCGCGGCGAAGTCGGGGGCAAGCTGGCCGCCGGCGAAGTGGTCACGACCGCCACCGGCCGCAGCACCACGCCGTTCCCGGCTTTCAAGACGCACACCAGGCGCAAGGCGATCAACACTGCGAAGGTGGTGGATAGGTGGCTGATGCAGAACGCCCACGACGAGGCCGCCGCCCGGGGCGATGAGTTCGCGCGCCGACAGTTCGAGCAGAACCTCGATAGGCCGCAGCAGGCCGACAAGGACATGGCCGAGGAATACCTGTTCGGTACCGCGCCGATCGCACCCCAGCGCGCGCCCATGCTCAAGCCGCTGGCGCCCAGAGTGAAACCGAGCGCATCCGCACAGCGAGAGCAGGTGAGAACGCAGCGCCGCGAAGAACAGGCCGCCCAAGGCGAAATCAAGGCCGAGACCCGCCCGGCTGCCGAAAAGCCGACCAGCGAGCCCGCAGGGGCGGCCTACGGCGAATCGAACCGACTGGTGAGCAAGGACCGCGCCGCCGAGATCCGCGCCAAGCTGAAAGCCAAGCTCAACGGTTCGCAGCTGAACAGCGGTCTGGATCCTGAGATTCTGTCCCTCGGTGCCGAGCTGGCCGTGTTCCACATCGAGGCGGGCATTCGCACGTTCGCCGCCTTCGCCCGCACCATGGCCCAGGACCTGGACATGCCGCTGGACAAGGTCCGGCCGTTCCTGCGTTCCTGGTACAACAGCGCCCGGGACATGCTCGAGGACCACGGCGAGTCGATCGAGGGCATGGACACCCCCGAGCAGGTGCGCACCGAACTGGCCAAGCTGACCAACGAACCCGCGCCGACAGGTGCCACTCAGTCCATCGTTACCCCTGCAGGTCGCGAGCTCCTGGTCCGCCCGAAAGTCGTCGAAGCCGCCGATCTGGTGGCGAGCAATGACGATGGTGGCGCCATCAATCCGGCCTATCCGCAGCATCTACAGCCGCGCGACCGGACCCGGGCGTCCAGCGAAATGCAGGTGAACGACCTCGCCGCGAACATGAATCCCCGCCTGCTGGGCCTGACATCGAGCGCCACCGATGGCGCGCCCATCGTCGGCCCTGACAACGTGGTGGAATCGGGCAATGGCCGCACCATGGCTATCCGGCGCGCCTACGCACGCAACCTCCCCAGCGCCGGCGAGTACCGCGCCTGGCTCAAGGAGCAGGGCCACCAGGTCGACGGCATGAACGCCCCGGTGCTGGTGCGCGAGCGCGTCACCGCCCTGGACGACGAGCAGCGTCGCGCCTTCACGGTCGAGGCCAACGAGCGCACCACCCTGACCCAATCGGCCAGCGAGCGCGCCCTTCAGGACGCCCGCGAGCTGGACGGCATCATTGACCAGTACCGCGGCGGCGACGTGGGCGCCGTGCAGAACCAGGGCTTCGTCCGGGCGTTCATGCGCGACGTGGTGGCCAAGGCCGACCAGGGCGCCATGATGGACGCCGATGGTCTCCTGTCCCAGGACGGCCGCCGGCGCATGGAGGCCGCGCTCATGGCCGCCGCCTACCAGGATCCGGGCGTGGTCGCCGAGCTATTCGAGAACAGCGACAACGACATCCGGTCCATCGGCGGGGCGCTGCTGGACGTGTCGGGCAGCTGGGCGCAGATGCGCCAAGAAGCACGCGCCGGCCAGATTCCTGCCGGCATGGACATCACCACCAACGTCCTCGAGGCGGTCAACCTGGTGCGCAAGGCCCGCGCCAGCGGTCGCCCGGTGGCCGAGCTGGTCAACCAGAACGATATTTTCGCTGGCGACCTGGACCCGATCACGCAAACCGTGGTCAGCTGGTTCTACCGCGGCGAACAACTCAACCGTGCGCGCGGCCGAGACAAGGTGGCGGATATACTCCGCGACTACGTTACCACCGCACGCGCCGCCCAGCCGGGCGACAACATGTTCGGCGACCCGGAACCCACCGGCGCCCAGGTAGTAGGAGCCACCCGTGACAAGGTCCAACGAAACGAACAGCGCAGCGAGCAGCAAGCCGGCCAACAAGGCGGACTCTTCGGTGCTTCTGGCTTTGGCGGCGGTGTCCGCACGCGCGGCGACGCACGACAAGGATCCGAACCTGGCCAAGCTCGCCCAGCAACTGAAACAGGGGGCGTAGATGTACCAGGTACCGCCGGAGGTCTGGAACGCGATCGCCTCGACCGGGAAGCTCCAGAACCCGTCCTTGCAGATCCTGCTGGCCTTGCCGCCGGCGGAAATGCTCGAGCAACTGCGCAGCCAGGAGCAGGCACTGGAAGCGAACGGCGTGCCGGACAGCGTGATAACCAGCTACCTGACGATGGCGCCGCTGCTGGCCGAGCACGAAGCGATCAGCCAGTACATCAACGAGACGGCCAACTACAGCCTTCTGCAGGCACTGCCCGAGGTGCTGACGGCGCAGGAAGCCGTAGCGATCGCCCAGCAGGATCACCCGTTGAACGACAGCGAGAGCGCGCTCTTGCTCAAGATGCTGACACCGCTCGAGCCGAGCTAGAGCGTCGCAAGGCCGCCCAGCGAAAGGCCAACGATAGCGTTCCCACCACCCGCCAGGCCGATCCGGACGAGATCGCCCGCGCCCTTCCCCTGCTGCTCGAGCCCCAGCGCGACGACGTGCTCAAGGCCGAGACCCGTTTCCAGAACGGCAACGGGATGCTGTTCACCAACGGCACCGGTACCGGCAAGACCGCGTCCGGCCTGGGCGTGGCCAAGCGCTTCGCCAATGCCGGCCGCGACAACATCCTGGTGGTCGTCCCCTCGGACAAGATCGCCAGCGACTGGGTGAACTTCGGTGCCATGCTCGGCATGGACCTGACCCAGCTGGCCAGCACCGACGACAATGGCGGATCTGGTCCGATCGTCACCACCTACGCCAACTTCGGCGCCAACCGGGCGCTGGCCAAGCGCGACTGGGATCTGGTCATTCCGGACGAGGCGCACTACCTGTCCAGCGCCCAGGACGGGGAGCGCACGGACGCCCTGTCTACCCTGCGCGCCCTGACCGGCCACCATGACGGGTTCTATCGCTGGATCCGCGATCGCTACAGCCGCGAATACGATGCCCTGCAGCAGGCCCGGGAAGCCATGCCGAACGCGGAGGCGGCCAAGAGCACGCCGCCGGCGACGCTGGCCAAGCTCGAGAAGGCCTTGGCCACGGCAAGCGCCAAGTGGGATGCCATTGAGCAGCGCGAGGCCCCCAAGTGGCGCCAGCGCTGGGAGCGCCAGCAGGACCTGCCCAAGGCGGTCTTCCTGTCCGCTACCCCGTTCGCCTACGTCAAGAACGTGGATTGGGCCGAAGGCTACCTGTTCCATTACGCGGATCCGCGCGAGCAGTTCGGCAACAGCGAGCAAATGCGCGGCTACAGCTACAACAGCGGCGACTCCCGCGAACGGTTCTTCATGCAGCACTTCGGCTACCGGATGCGCTACAACAAGCTCACCGCTCCGGAGGCGGGGGTGAACCGCGAGCTGCTGGAGCAGAATTTCAACCAGTACCTGCAGGACACCGGGGCGCTGTCCGGACGCCGCCTGGACGTGCCGCACGACTACGATCGCAAGTTCGTGCTGATCGATGCCGGCATTGGCAAGAAGATCGACGAAGCCTTCGCCTACCTCAACGACGAGAGCCGCGCCGCCACCGAGCGCGGTGACGAGCAGGCCGACCTGTACCGGGACGTGGAGAACGCCACTCGCAAGGCTTTCGACTACCAGTCGCGCATGTACCTGCTCGAGGCCTTGAAGGCACGAGCGGTCGTGCCGCTGATCAAGCAGCACCAGGCCTTGGGCCGCAAGGTCGTGGTCTTCCACGACTACAACAAAGGCGGTGGCTTCAACCCCTTCGAGCGAGTCATCCAACAAATCGCCAGCGGTCAGCCGGCCCGCGACCTGGCGCGCCAGCTCTTCGCCGCTCGGCCGGACCTGTTCAAACTGGACTTCTCCGGCCTCCACTCGCCGATCGTTACCCTGGGTGCGGCCTTCCCGGATGCCCTGTTCTTCAACGGCACCGTGCCCAAGGCCGAGCGCCGCGCCAATGCCGATCGCTTCAACGACGAGGCGGGCGAGCACCGGCTGATCGTGCTGCAGTCCGATGCCGGCCGCGAGGGTGTCAGCCTGCACGACACCACCGGCAAGTATCCGCGGGTGCTGATCAACCTGGGCCTGCCCGTGCGCCCGGTAGCGGCCACGCAGATCGAAGGCCGCACCTACCGCACCGGTCAGGCGTCGGACGCGGCATTCCGCTACCTCACCACCGGTACCAGCTGGGAGGCTGGCGCCTTCGCCAGCAAGATCGCGCAGCGTGCGGCCACCGCGGAGAACCTCGCCCTGGGCGCCGAGGCGCGCGGCCTCAAGCAGGCATTCATCGACGCCTACGAGAACGCCAACGACGACGCCCCCTCGGCCGAGGATGGCCGCGGCGGCAAGGAATACGACCGGGCGATGTCGGCCGGTAGCCTGCTGTCCGGCTTCAACAAGGCGAAAACCTACTACTACGCCCAGCAGAAGAACACCAAGCGCCGCGACCAGCGCGCGGGCGACGACTACTACGCCACGCCCGAGCCGGTGGGTTTCAAGATGGTGGAATGGTCGGGGCTAGGGGATGGCGAGAAAGGCCTCGAGCCCAGCGCCGGCCATGGCGCCATCGCGCGGTTCTTCCCGCCCCTGGCCGACGTGACCCTTGTGGAGCCGAGCTACAGCCTGGCCGAGCGCGCCGCGCTGTCCAACGGCGGCGCCCGGATCGAGACGATGCGCTTCGAGGACTTCCCCCTGGTCAACAAGGCCCACGCCGTCGTGATGAATCCGCCCTATGGCCGCGGTGGCAAGACGGCGGTGGAGCACCTGGCCAAGGCCGCCCGCCACCTGTACCAGGGCGGCCGGATCGTGGCCCTGATCCCACGCGGCGGCATGGTCGAGCGCTACCTGTCCGACTTCATGGCCAGCGACGCGGCCAAGGGTCTGCAGGAGGTGGCCACCGTCGCCCTGCCCGGGCTGGCGTTCGAGCGCGCCGGTACCAGCGTCAACACGCAGATCCTGGTGCTGGAGAAAACCGACCGGCCGCTGGCCCCGCGAAGCATCGACCTATCGAGCGCCGAGGACATCAACGAGCTGTTCGACCGCCTCGAGCACCTGGAAATGCCCGATCGCGGCCCGGTGGAAGCGGCGCCTGCAGAAGCCCCCGCCGCGCCGGCGCCGGCCGGTGCCGACACGCCCAAGGCCTCACCCTTCCGCAAGGCCAAGAAGAACGGCCAGAAGTCGGGCCACATCACCCTCAATGGCCAGCAGTACCCGGTGGTGGAGCACATCACCAAGGGCGGCAAGGGTAATGTCATCCACGGCATCATTCGCCCCGACCTGACCCAGGCGCAGGCCAAGGAGATCGACGCCTACACCTTCAAGAAGGACGGCGGCTGGTTCCTGCGCACCGAGCACCTGGTGGACAACAGCGGTACCCGCTACAGCGCGGCCCCGCGCCCAATCTTCGATACCCCACCGAGCGGTCTGAAGCGTGATGTTTTCCGCACCCTGGCGAGCCGGCTAGCTGCTGGTACCGGCATTGACGTTCAGGTCGTGGATAGCGTGGGCGACCTGCCCAAGGCAATTCGCGAACAGATCGCCGCCGACGGCACCCGGGCAACCGTTCAAGGCATCTGGCACAACGGCCAGGTCTTCCTGGTAGCCAGCCGGCTACGCGACGCCACTCACGCGGCGCAGATCGCCCTGCACGAGATTTTCGGCCATGCCGGCGTGCGTGCGGCCCTGGGCAATCGCCTGGATCTGGTCCTGGATCAGATCTACCGCAGCCTCTCGCCGGCTCGCGTCCGGGAATTGGCCAGCCTCTACGCTGGCCAGATCGAAGGCATGACGCCAGCGGAAGCCCGCCGCCTGATCGCCGACGAGCACCTGGCGCAGCTGGCCGAGTCGAACCCGCGCAACGGCTTCGTGCTCAGGGCACTGGCCGCCATCCGCAAGTTCGCCCGCGAGGTGCTGCGCCTACCCGTGCGCTGGAGCCAGGCCGAAATGGTCGACCTGCTCGCCCAGGGACGACGCGCCCTGCTCGAGCGCCGCGCCGGCGCCGGCACCCGCTACAGCCAGGAGCGCGTTCAGGAAAGCATCCAGCGTGTCGTCGCGAGCGCCAAAGGCGCTGGTCATGCGCCAGAAAAAGCTCACTTCGCGGAGGTGCAGCCTTGGGTTGCCGCTGCGGCGGCGGAACAAGGACTGAATGTCACCGGCTATCGGCACATGCTGGATGGCTCAGCAGTTCGTCACATTCTGAGAAAGCATGGTGATGCTAAATCCGAAGTCCGCCGGGGCCAGATTGCCATCACCGACGCTGACTTTGCGCAGCTACCGGAAGTAGTGGCGTCGCCGGATCGGGTCGTCTTCGGAACGCGCAACAGGCTGAACAAGGAGCAGATCATCTACATCAAGCGCCTGCCTGATGGAACGATGCTTTATCTGGAGGAAGTGAGGACGGGCCGGAAAGAACTGGCCGCAGTATCGATGAGGAAGTATCCCGCCACGATCCATGCCAACGCCATTACGGCGACCGTGGATCTCAACGCGCGAGACGATGGCGGGAATCCTTCGGGGATCACTGTAGTACTCAATCCTAACCAAGACAATAGCAGCCCCGACATCCGCTACAGCGTCGGCGCCCAGCCAGGCGATGCGGCCGACATCGAGGCCCTGCGCAAGCTGGGCCTGGTACCCGAGGACGCCAAGGGCGTGCTCGCGCGCCTGCGTGAGTTCGTCCAGGGCGACATGCGCGCCAAGCTCGACGCCCTCAAGGCCCGGGCCAACGAAGGCATCTTCGACGGCCTGGCCGGGATTCGGCAGGCAGAGGAAGCGGTCGGGATCACCGGCGAGCGCCGCGGCTACGTCTCTGCCCGCCTGGCCACCGGTCTGCCAGATGTCATGCACGGCCTGCTGCACTACGGCGCTCCGGAGTGGAAAGACGGCGTGCTACAGCACAAGGCGGGTACCCGCGGCCTGCTTGAGATCCTGGCCGAGCTGGGTGGCGACAACCTGACCGACTGGCTGGCCTGGGTCGGCGCGAAGCGCGCCGAACTGCTAGCGACCGAGGGCCGCGAGAACAACCTGTCGCCGGACGAGATCCAGCGCCTGCTGGCCAAGGCTGGCGCCCGGGCCCCGCTGTTCCAGCAGGTCTATGCCGAATACACCAAGTTCAACACCGCCATGCTCGACGTGGCCGAGCAGGCGGGCTTGATCAGCGCCAAGCAGCGCGCCGGCTGGATGAGCGATTACTACATCCCCTTCTACCGGATGCCCGAAGATGAGGACGGCACCAGCACCCTGCTGGCGCCCACCAGCAAAGCAGGCCTGTCGCACCAGTCTGCCGCGATCAAGCGCCTGACCGGTGGCGACATCCCCACCGCTGACCTGCTGAGCAACATCCTCACCAACTGGAGCAAGCGCCTGGATGCGTCCATGAAGAACCGCGCTCTGCTCGACGTGGTGGACAACCTCAAGGACACCCCCTACCTGGAAGCCGAGCCCAACCCGGGCGCGCCAGCTCGGGCCCAGGGCGTGGGCTTCGCCCGCGATCGCGACGACATCATTCGGGTGCAGCGCGATGGCCGTGCCGAGTACTTCAAGGTCAAGGACAAGGCCCTACTGCGCGCCGTGACCGCGATGTCCGGCATGTACTTCAAGGATCCGGTCACCACCCTCGGGCGCAAGTTCAAACGGTTGCTCACCACAGGCGTGACCGCAGCGCCTGACTTCATGCTGAGAAACTTCCTGCGCGACTCGGCGCAGGCCTGGATCACCAACCCGGACCAGTTCAAGCTCGGCATCGACTCGGTGAAGGGCTTGCGCGCCGCGTTCGCCCAAGACGCCGACTATCGTGCACTCATGTTCGCTGGTGCAAGCTTCGCCGGCGGCTACGCCAATGCCGCAGACCCAGAAGCCACGGCGGCCGCCATCCGCCGAGCACTCAAGGCCAAGGGCCTGACCAAGGCGCAACAGGACAGCTACCTATCCAGCCTGGCCAGCACCAGCGGCAAGCTCGGCGACGCCCTGGCCAAGGGATGGGAGAAATACCGGGAGATCGGCGAGCGGATCGAGAACGCCAACCGGCTGGCCACCTACAAGCGCGCCATCGAGGCGGGCAAATCACGCCGGCAAGCCGCCTTCGAGGCCAAGGATCTGATGGACTTCTCGATGCGCGGCAACTTCGTCGCCCTGCAGTGGCTGACGGACGTGGTGCCCTTCCTGAACGCCCGCCTGCAGGGCCTGGGCAAGCTCGGCCGCAGCTACCGCGACGACCAGGGCCAGGTGCTGCGCCAGGTGGTGATGAAAGCCGGCATGTTGGCGGCCTTCTCGCTGGTGCTGGCGGCGCTCAACGGCGACGACGACCGCTACAAGGCGCTGCCCGAGTGGGACAAGGACGCCAACTGGCACTTCTGGTTCAGCGCCGACCAGGTGGAGCCGATCCGGATCCCGAAACCCTTCGAGCTGGGCCTGCTGTTCGGCACCCTGCCCGAGCGCCTACTCAACGTCACCGCCGGCAACCAGGACGGCGCCCAACTGCAGGGCGCCATCGCTCGCGGCGTGGTCTCCACCCTGGCGTTCAACCCGATCCCGCAGTTCTACATGCCCATCAGGGACATCCAGGCCAACAAGTCGCTCTACTTCGGCACGCCGATCGAGTCGCTGGCCGACGAGGGCAAGCTACCGGCAGCGCGCTATGACTCGCGTACCAGTGAGGTGGCCAAGGCCCTGGGCCAGCTGACCGGCCCGACCTTGGGCCTGTCGCCCAAACAGCTCGACTACCTGGTCAAGGGCTACACCGGTACCCTCGGCGCCTACGTGTTGAGCGCCAGCGACCTGGTGGCGCACCAATTTCAGGAAGGCGATCGCCCTGCCCTCACCGCGCGCCAGGTGCCGCTGCTGTCGGTCATCTACAAGGGCTCGAGCCCGGGTAGCACCCAGTACCAGACCGATCTGTACGACATGGTGCATGAGGCGGACGAAATCTATCGCACCGCCCGCGCCTGGCGCCAAGAGGGCCGTGTAGAAGATGCCAGGCAGTTGCTCGAGGACAACCGCGACAAGGTGCTCCAGCGTGGCGCCCTGGGCCTGGCGCGTCAGCAGTTGGGCAACATCCGCGCCCAGCGCGAACAGGTCATGCGCAGCACCACCCTGGACGCCCAGCAGAAGCGAGAGCGCCTGGACGAGCTGCAGCGCCGGGAGAACCGGATTGCGGAGCGTGTGGTCACCCGTGCGCGGGATGCCTTCAAGTAGCCAGCAAACGGGGCTCAACGTGCAATCGGAATGCCCGCCGTGTGCGGGCATTCTGCTTGCCAAACACCCCATTGACGCACCTTTGCAGTGACATACCCTCGCCGCGAATTCACTCCCGAGCGCCGCCATGTCCTGCTCGCAATCGCTGCTCATCTCCCAGGGCCATACCTTCGACTATCGCTTTCGAGTCGGCACGACTGCGCCTGTCCTCAAGCCCATCACCGGCCTGGGCCGCACGGCGCCAGCGACGTTGACCGTTCCAGGCCATGGCCTATTGCAGGACTGGCCCTATCGCATCGAACAGGTCACGGCCCCCGTGGAACTCAACAGCCCGGAGGACGACCTGGCAGCCTGCTACCTGGCCGAGGTAGTGAACGCCGACACCCTACGCCTATCCGCCGTCAATGGCCTCGGCCTGAAGCCACTGAACGGTTCCGCGGCGGTCATCCGCTACTTCGCCCATGACGATCTCACCGGTCTAGCCGCACGCCTCGTCGTGCGACGCTCCCCCCGTGGCGAGGTCGTGGCCACCTTTGGCCCCGGCAGTGGTGTCCGCGTCGACGTGGCGTTGGCCAGCATAGACATCAGCCTCTCGGCGGTCGTTACCGCCGCGATCAGTTGGCGGCAGGCCACCTACGAACTTGAGCTGTACGACCCCAGCAATGCCAGCCTGGTTTACCAGCTGGCAACCGGCCCCATCACGGTAGAGGCCTGAACATGCGTCGCCAGTGCCTGGTGTTTCGCTACCACGGCAGCGATGCCCGCTTCTCGCTGCCGTCCCCTGTTCGCCAGCCGCAGGCCAGCACCCTCGGCGGCCGTCTGGTGGTGGCTCACGGCCAACGCGGATCCGCTGGCAGAGAAGGCCCACCCGGCCCCGCCGGCGGATCCGCAGTGCAACGCATCGCCGGCGAGTCCCTGAGCGCGCTGCGCTACTGCTACGAGCGGGCCGGCCAGACCTTCGTCCTGGACTTCGCCGATCGCAACAACATCGACCTCGCCGCCGGACTCACGCTCTCAGCAGCGGACAGGGGCGGCCTGGTGAACCTGCAGCTGACCGGGCCCGTGGATGACCTCCTCTGGTCCTGGACACCTGGGCCGCTGTGGCTGGGCGCGGCGGGCGCCCTGACCCAGCAGCCGCCGACGACGGGCTTTCTGCTCCAAGTCGGTACCGCGGTATCCCCCACCCGCATCATCCTCAACCCCAGCCAGCCAATCGAATTGGCATAGGAGTGACCCATGGCTGCAAAAAGCTACCTGCGAATGCTCGCCGGCCGGCTGCAACAGGTGGCGGCGACCGTCATCAGCAGAGGCAGTGCAAACGGGGGCGACCTGGTGGCGCTCGGCGACGACGGCAAGCTGCACAGCAGCGTCCTGCCCTCCGGCGTTGGCGCGAACACCCAAGTTATCCCGGCCTCAGAGCTGATCGGCGCCGGCAAGTTCGTGAACTACTGGAAAGACAGCAGCAGCGGCTCCGCGGTGCTCAAGATTCGCCTGGCCGACAATAGCAACGGCCGTCGTGCCGACGGCTTCGTTCTCGATCAGGTGGCAAGCGGGGCCAATGGCACCGTCTATCCCCTCGACCAGGTGAACTCGGCACTATCCGCCCTCGATGCCGGTACCGACTACTTTCTCGGCACTGCCGGGGGAGTGACCGCCACTCCGCTCGACGAGACCAGCACCGACAACCAGGGTAAAGGGAAGATCACCCAGTTCCTGGGCGTGGCCAAGTCGACAACCGAACTCATTACCTCCGACTCTCAGGCAGTGACCCTATGACCAACCGAATTCCCGTAGTAGTGGTAAACGGCCAACCTGCCCAGCTCCCGCCCGGTGAACTCATCGACCCCCGTGCTATCCCACTCTTGCTTGAAATCCAAGAGAGCGGCGTGCTCGGTACCAAGGCGATCAGAGGACTGACCGTCTACATCACTCCCACCGCCGATAGCCAGCAGGTGGTGATAGCTGAGCGCAGCCAGATCAACGTGGTCACTGAGCGCAACATCGTCCAAGGCGGCTACGTCGTGGCCGGTGAAGATGTGGTGAATACCGCTGGCGGCGGCTCCGTCGACAAGTTGGTGGGGCGCATGGTCCAACTGAACCTCACAAACAAGGGTGGCGTGAAAGCCGCCGTCGGCATCGAGCCAGTGATCTCCACGGTTGGCGCCGATACGATCGTCGGCGGCCTGGCACTGTTCTACGTCCCGAACATGGATTCCGTTGCCAACATTGACCGCATTGCGCAAAAAGCGGCGTTCAGCAACGACGACCCCCGTTTCATGATCCATAACCGTGGCGTGTATCTGAACGGCGACCTGCAGGAGCTGTCGCCAACGGCGCACATTGGGCTCATCGCGGGGCGTTACTACTCGGCTCCGGCCCGTTCGATGACACGCAACGCCGTTGCCGCGAACGTTGTCTATGTCACATACGTGCATGTGCCGCACAGAGCGACCATCAAGCACCTGGGGCTCGAAGTAGTAGCCGGCTCGCAAGGTCTGGCGCGCCTTGCGCTGTACAAGGTCGACAAAGGCAAGATCACAGCCCGCATTGCCCAGACCGGAGAGCTGAATACCTCCGCTGCTGGTGTGCTCGAGGGTGATGTCTCGGTTACGGTCGATAGCGGCATGTACGCCCTGGTGGGGATTTTCTCAGGCACGCCGGACCTGGTGTTCCATGAGATCGACAGCCATCGCCAGTGCGGCTCTGCTACTCCACGCGGCTATTCCGAGCACGCATACATTGCCGGCGTGCCATTCGGCTCTCTCCCTGAGAGCGCGGGCATTCTGCCGACCTTCGCGGCGAACACCATCGAGCCGCATCTGTGGTTTCGCGTCTGACCTGACGCCAGGCCAGCCCCCGAAGCGCCCGGCATTGACCGGGCTTTTCATTGGCGCGAGGTCAGCTCGTAGCCTCGCCGCTGTAGAGCCGCTGCAGGCGCTGCTCGTAGGTCTCCGTAGCGCTCGTCTCGTCGAGGTTGAACGCCTGGCGCTCGAGCGGAATCAGGTTCTTCAACGCGGTGGAGAGATCCCGAAGCACCGCTGCATGCGCCGGCAGCGATACCGCCCGCAGCATCCGGGCCCGACGCTGACCGTTGCTGTCGTCGGCTGTCTCGCGGTCGATCGTCTCCTCGATTTCAGCCCGCGCCTGCGCGGCCTCGCCAAGCTGGTCGAACAGCATGCCCACCAGCCCACGGCCGGCGGCGATGTCGCTGCGGTGGCCGTGGATGATGGTCAAGTTGGTGGAAACGGCCGTATCGATGTCCGCTCGCGTGGGCACGTTTCTCCCGATGGAAACAGTGTTTCCAGACCCCGCTTCCGGCGGCACCGGCGCGCTCACCAGAGCCGCCCGCGTGCGTTCACGCACCTCCTGACTCGCGTCCTGTACCCAGCCGCGCGCCTTGGCCTTCTTGCTGATCGCGCCGGCGGTGACCGAGTGCTTGCTGGCCAGCGCCCGCAGAGAAAGCTGGCCCACGCGGTAGTCCCGCTCGATGGCGTCCCAGTCAATCGCGGCACTCTTCCTGCTCATAGCCTATTGGCCCCCTGCACGATGGAGCAGAATGGGCCACCCCATCTCACGAGGCACTTCAAATGTCCAACTCGACGGATTACAACCTCCCCGACCAAGTCGTCCACGACCTGGTGCTGTCCATGGAAAACATCGGAACCGTCCAAGAGGCGCATGGCCAGGACGGACTGATCGTGCTGAATTTCTCGGCCAGCGGTCTCATCGCTGCCAGCGCCGGCGGAATCATCACTGCGGAGCGGCTGGACGTGATGGAGCAATTGGTCGCGGATCTGCGCCAGCGCCTGCAGGCCGGCACCGAGCATGGTAGCCAGTGCCTGTTCGTGGCGAAGATGCAGGACGAGGTGCTGGAGACACCCGACGCGGCTACCGCTCACTAGCGCTGTCCTGGATCTGGGCCTGGGAGCTGGGTGCCCAGGTGGCGCCCAGCCGCCGCGACGATGCCTTCTCCGCAGGGCGCAACGAATCGCGCCAGTTGCTGCCACGGTAGCGGCGTTGGCGCACGGTCTCCCATTTCAACTTGCGGATGACCGCCCACTCCAGTGCGGTCTGCGTCACCCCGTCGAGGGTGACCAGTGTGTCCGGTGCGCAGATGCCGGCCTGCCTCATCGCCACCCTCCTTTGCCGCTCAACTGAGCGCCAGATTGTCCAGCAACGCAGCATCGGCGCCGCTTCCAGTCGGATTCCCGACTATTTCGCGTGATAGGCCCACCAGCAGGCCAGCGTGACCTTGGGCAGTCTGTCGACGGTCTGGCCGGTGGTGGCGCACCAGAGATCGATCAATCGCTGCCCCTCGCTCCAACGCGGCTCCGCACCTTGCTTCCAGCCCAGCAAGGTCGAGCGTGGCACGCCGATGCGCGTGGCGACGGTCTTGGCCTTCAACCCCTGGCGCGAGAGGTCGGTGATGATCTGGAACCAGTCGACGACAGGCCGTGCTTCTGAATCGGCCATAGCGACCTCCTGCGTAGCGCGACGGCGTGCTATCGGGATGGAGAAATGGGGTCATGCCGTCCTCCGCTTCCCATAGGCCGCCAGCATCAGATCCTCGGGATGTGGCAGCAGCAGCTCCAGGTGCTCGGCGCAGTAGCGGTCCAGGCGCTCCAGGTACTCGGCCATCTGGGCCTGGGTGAACCCGCTGGTCTTGGCGCGGCCGACCTTGAATTCACCGCCGGCCGGGCCAGGCATTGCTACCTTGCGGACCTCGCAGGGCCACAGGCGCGCCACCAGGATCTCGTGCCATTCCTGGGCGCTGGCGAACTGACCGAATGTCTCGGCCAGGTGCTTCTGGATGGCGTTGTTCCACATCCAGAGCAAGCGATTCTGGGCGTCGCTGCGCTGGCTGCGGATCTCGGTGATGGCGATCTTGCGTGGCTTCGACATGTCCAGACCGGAGAGGAAGCTCACCAGGCGGTCACGGTCGGCTGGGGTGCGGATGACGTGGTCAGTCATGGAAGTCTCCTTTCCTCGGGACAACCCACCAGTCACCAACGCCGTTCCAGCGACCCGCCGTTCCTTGCCACTGAGTGTTGCCGTCGTTTCTGTAGCCGATGAAGTCCAGCCAGCGCCGATAGAAGACTCTATGGGCCTGACGCCAATCAGGCTCCCGCCCATACTCCTTCATCACCGCTATCGACCAACGCATCCAGCTCATCGCCACAACTACGGCCCAGGCCATCTCAACGAGCAGCCATACCGCTATCGGCGCGACTGCCATCCACAGCACAAGGCCGGTCCACCAGAACAGGGCGTCGAGGTTCATGCCGCCCCCTCCGTCATGATCGGCACGATCCGCACCCGCACACACGGCGTCTCGGCGTAGCGCCGGCGGAAGTTGCCATCCGAGGCCAAGCGGTCGTCCTTCCAGACGATGCCATTGCAGCCGTCGCAAATGGCCTTGAGCACGTTGTCGGCGTCCGGCAGACAGGTAGCGGGCAAAAGTCCCTGCAGCGCCTGGGCGCGCTTGCGTTTGGGCCACGAGGCCGGCACCTCGTGGTAGATCTGCAGCTCGATCAGCACAGGCCCATCGATCAGGCTCCGGCCACGCATCGCTACTTGGGCAGCCTGGGCGACCTGAGCCTCGTACTCCTTGGTCTTGCTCGGCGTGTACAGCCGGACCTGGCCGGCGATGGTGGTACCACGCGGCCTCCCCTTGCCCTGGGGCTTGCCGGGCACCACGAACTCCACCGGGGCGAACTCACGCATGGCAATCACCCCGCAAAGCCCGGTCGTGAGCGATCAGCGCTTCTAGCTGTGAGCGAAGGAGCCCCGACGGCTGCCGTTGAGGCTTGATCCGAAACAGAAAGCCCAGCGCCCTGAGCGTGCGCAGCGGCACGCTGGTACCGTGCTCGTCTTCGATGTCCTGGCACGTGCGACAAACCAGTTCCCGGGACTCGGTGTAGAACATGAATACCGCGGCTCGATGGCAGCAGCGACTGCATCGCGAGTCATGCATCGCCAGATACCCCTATCCCGAGAGCCTTGCGGCTGCGCTGAAATCCTGCCTCGGTGCGATCCGGGAGCCGGACCTTGGCCAGCAACATCGCCCGCGCCTGCCTCGGGTCGCTCGGGATGCCCTGGATCTCCATCAGCCGACGCGCCTCCTGGTGGCTGTGCGCGAACTGCACCTGCATCGGCGACTTGTGCTCGTGCTCGAGGCCCAAGGCCACCTCGTCCTCAAGCGGCTTGCCCATCACAGCCCGGGCGCGCACCACAGCGAAGTTGCGCGCAAACACCTTGCGCATCGCTTTGTCGTCCAGCCGCGTGGTCTGCAGGTCGAACTTCCCGGTCAGCCTGGCGGCCACCTCGACGATCCGGTGCTGGTACACACCGCGCAGCGCCTGCTCCCAGGCCTCGTCCTCGGTGGGTAGGCCTGGTACCTGCAGGCACATCGCGCGGAACTGCGGCGCCGACGGCGGCCAGCCGTCGTTGTCCAGGCTGGACAGACCAGCCAGGCCATTCGCGAGCTGGCGACCCGTGATGCCGGTCAGGTGCTTCGCCCAAGCGTGGTCAGGTTTCGGGATCACGCCAAAATTCGCCGTCCAGCGGTGGCCGTAGGTCTCCACCATCGTGATCCAGAGCTTCTCCAGCAGCTCCAGGCGCAGCGGCTCCACACGCCTGGGCTCGTTCGAGGCGTCCGCGCTCGATGGCATCGAGGACTTGCTCTGTAGCTGGGAGGCTGCGGCCTCGGCCAGCTTGACCACGGGTGGCACGGTTCGGAGTGGCTTCTGCGTGGGCAGTTCGTCCGGAGTTGGCTTGAGCATGGCGAAGGTCTCGGATGATTTTCTGGGCAAGCTCGTGCTCCCACTGGCCCTGGGACTGGTACTTGTCCGGCCGGCAGATCCAGTAGGAACGGAATTCGAGGAGGGTCTCGGGTTGAACGGGGGTGTTGCCTAGGCCGTTACGCATTGCCGTGGCCTTCCACGTCTTGGCGGCTGGCTGCCAGTCGTCGTGCATGGCGAAGCGGTCTTCCGGGCTCACGCGCGGAGGAGGAGGAGGATTGTCTTTACCGGATACCGGAGGTGTGCCCACTTTTGGCAATTCACCCCCTGCCGCTTCCCTGCCCTCTTTTTCCTGGAAACCCGCGTCGTTGCTGGGTTCCTGACTGCCCTCTTCTCTGCCCGCTTCATCTGCCCACTTACTGCCCTCTTTATTTCGGGCGGACTGATCCCGTTGGGCCAGCAGCAGCGGAAAAACAAGGCGCCTCTCGGCCTGGTTCGGGCCGACCAGACCGACCTTTTGCAACCACACCACAGCACGCCGCAGCTCCTTCTCGGAGGGCTCGCCGCCCTTGATGCCCTGGTGCGGCTCGACATACAGCTCTTCGGCCAGGGACTTCCAGGAGATCCCCCGCTTGAGCCCGACGATGCCGGTGCTGTAGTCCATGAACGGACGCAGCCCGAAGGCATACGTCAGACGCGCCAGGTGAGGCAGGCCACGCAACGCTTCGCGCTCGTCGTCGTTGATCTGGAATGCGGGCACAGCTCAGTCCCACCCCAAGGGCCCAGGTCGTTTGCTTTCCAGCTCCAGGCAGCGCCTGGAAAGGGTCTTCAGCGACTCGATGTATTCGGCCGGGTGGCACTTCACATCGTCGGGAACGACCTGCAGGCCGAGCAGCACCAGAACTCTCGCCCAGCGCTCTATCTCGCCCTCCTTCCAGCGGCTGACAGTGGATTCAGAGATGCCGATGGCCTCTGCGACCTGGCGCTGCCCCACGGATGAAAGGCGACGCAAGATCAGCGACTCGATCTCCCGTGCCCTTGCGCCTGGGTCCTGGCTCAATGCGGGTGTGCTCATTGTCAGGCTGCCGGCTGATCCACTTCTGGCTCAACGAAGCGTTCGGGATAGAGGATATGGATCTCAGTGATTTCCCCCTCGAACACAGCGCAAAGCTTCTCGGCCAAGCCAGCGGACGACCGCTGAACACCTCTTTCAACCCGGGAAAGGTTCCCAGTATCGATCGCCTCGCCAGTAGCTCGAAGTCGATCAACCACATCTGCCAGTCTCCAGCCTTTCTGGACCCTGGCTCTTTTCAACGGAGTCATGGGATGACCACCTGCCTGAACGTTGTCGATCCAGAGTCTGCGTATGGCGCAGATATTTTGCAAGGCAAATCTGCGCAGTGCGCTTTGCGCGCAACGCAGCCAAGGTCGAACATTTCTGGAATGGAAATCGGCGAAATCATCCGCCAGGCCCGGAAGAAAAAAGGCCTGACCCTTGAGCAGCTTGCTCACCAGGTCGGAACGGACACTGGCAACCTCTCTCGCCTCGAGCGAGGGAAACAAGGAGCCAGCCAAGAGTTACTGTCCAAGCTGTTGGGAGCGCTGGGCCTATCACTTGGCTTGGTAGAGGGCGATCAAGCCAACGCCGAGCCCGGCCCGACCATCACGACACCCTTCCGCTCAGTAAAGATCGTCGGCACCGCCCAGCTCGGCACTGAGGGCTACTGGACCGAGCTCTCCCCCAGCGATGGACACGTCGACATCCCGACAAAGGACAAGGACGCCTACGCGCTCCGTCTGCGCGGCGATTCGATGTCCCCGGCGATCCGGTCTGGCTGGGTGGCCGTGTGCGAACCGAACTCCCAACTGATCCCCGGTGAGTACGTCCACATCAAGCTCAAGGGCGTCGACGGTGAAGGCGAGAGCATGGTCAAGGAACTGCTCTACGCAAACGACGAGGAGGTCAGCGTCATGTCGATCAACGATGCGTTCGGCCGGCGAACCCTGGCCCTGGCCGACATCGAATACATCCACCCGGTGCCTTTCATCGTGGCACCGAGCAAGATCATTTCATAGCGGCAACAACTCGAGTCAACGATACAAGGAGGTATCATGAAACGGATCTTGGGATTATTAATCCTCGCAGCCCCCATATATGCTCACGCTGCTAACTATGCTACCTGCCTGCTTGATAGATTACAGGGTTTGCAAAACTACCCAGCAGCCAACGCAGCGATGAATACCTGCTTAAAAGAACACCCGGGCGGATTTAACAACGTAGAGCAAGGAGCCGGATTAGGCTTCCTTTCGAAATACGACGATCCCGACACCTGCACTTTAGAACTTGCTGCAACGACCAGCAGTCAAGCAGTTGCAAGCCAGATTCGCAGGGCTTGCTATAGGCTATACAAAGAGCCAGAGTTTACTTTTGACTCACACAACGCCACTCCAATAACGCGCTAATCCCCCCCTGAAAACCTCCACTTTATTCACCCGGACATTCACAAGAAAAGAGCTGGCACCATATTCATCTATAGATGCCTACAGCGCCAAACCCTACCTTCGAAATTTAGCTTACCCAGTCGACGCCACAACTGTAGCTCCAAATAAGATCATCCAGCAGTCAATCCAATGCACAACGGAGGTGCCCATGTCCTACCTCGTTTTATCACGTAAGCAAGATGAAGCCCTGGTGCTACGCCTGGCCGAAGGCGCTGACGAGCAGTTGTTCCTAGAGCAACTGCGCAGGGGGATCGAGATCAAGGTAGTCGAGGGAATGGCCAAGTTGGCCATCAGAGCCCCTCGGGAGCTGGAGATCGTCCGCCAGGAGTTGCTGGAGCAAGCGCCTTGAACGTGATCTAGTGAAGAGGGGATAGCAGGCGTAGCGAAGCACGTTGCAGGCCGCCTAATCCGTGGTGGTAGATATTCTTACGGGCGAGGAATGCTCTAGAGCGGACATTCCAGCTGCATCGCACTTGATGGCGCTTCCACCAGCAGTTACTGTACATATAGACAGTAAAACGCAAAGGAGATGCCCTGTGGCTAATAGCATTGCCTATGCTTTCGCCTCTCAATCACTGACCACCAGCTACGAGCGCCTGGTCCTCCGGATCAACGCCTGTATCGCCAGATCGACCGCCCAGTTGGCACGCCGGTGCCGCATCGAGCGCTTACAGGCCGACTGCGACGACGACTGGGAACGGGTGCTGGATGAGCTGCGACAGGTGGACGGCGTAACTGCCACCTTGGACCCCGACGGGGCGCTGCTGCTGATCTGGAAGTTGCCCAACGCCAACTGATCTGTCCCCATCGAAGAAAGAGCCCGCCGAGTGCGGGCTTTTTTTGTTTCCGCAAAAACTCATGGAATTGCGAATTCTGCGCTTGACGCAGATTCTTGTTCTGCGCAGAATGCAAACCAAGAACTGCGCATGACGCAGATTAAGGCAGATCTAGTGCCTCGCTCTTTCACAACCTGGAACCCCATGCCGGTCACTGGTAACCGGCCTGCTCGAGGCTTCGACGTCCGTCTGGAGGCGTACGGGCCGAGGGTTGCACCGCTAACGCTCACTGTCGGAGCCCTGAGAACGGGCATGCACCGGCACGCGGACAGGCGCCGAAAGCGCTTGCGGTGAGGACAGAAACAATCGCCCAGGCGCAGGTGGCGGGTAACAGCGCCCAGAGCTACACCACTGCGGCGTTCGGCATGCCGGCGCGGCGGTACCCCTGACAGCCAGAAGCACCACCCGCGCGTTGTAGAAGCCCAGTAGGCGTGCGCGGCAGCTGTACCCATCGCCTGGCCCTCGCCTGGGGGCCAGGTATGCAATACCGATCGCCTGGGCCACCAGGCTGCATCGGGGTGTGATCGGATGAGCTGCAAGCAAACAGCGGGGTGGCCACCTCGACCTCCCTATTGAGGCGGTCGATTGCCCAGCCTCCGATCACACCCCGATGCAGAAGACGGGAAGTCGCGCCAGCTACAGGCCAACAGGAGCTGGCACTGCATCACGGAGACGAATGCGCAGGCTGATGCGCGAACGCTTGTGACTTGAGCAACCAAGTCGGCTCGAAGTGGCGAGTGTGAAATGACTCAAGCGTTACTGCCCAAAAGCCGGAGATCAGCACCGGCCGTCTCCACCAATTCCAGCGCCGCCTGGCGCACACCCGAGACCCTACCCATGACCCTCGCCATTCAGCGTGAGCGGGCGCTCGAGTGCGTCCTGGGGACAGGCGCTGCTCGCAGCGCGCGATCCGCTGTTCACCGCTCGATTGGCACGCGCCGCAAAGGACCTCGACCGGCATGAGAACAGACATCGAATCGATGCGCGAAAAGGCGACGGCTCTGCTCGACGCCGAAGTGCGCCGGCTGACGCTCTCGATCAATTCCAGGCCCAGCACGGACTACCTCCAGGGGATGGTCCAGGCCTATTACGCCGTCTCGCTGATCACCGAGCGCCAGCTCAGCGACTACGAGCGTTTCATCCACACCATCGACCGTGACGCGGCACTACACGGCCGCGCCGCGGCGCTGAGCAAGCTTGGGAGAGAAGCATGACTATCGACTGGAGCAAGGCGCCGGAAGGCGCAACGCACTGGGACTCGCGTGGAAACGCATGCAGTCTCGGTTTCATGAAGCCAGGCCTTCGCACCGGTGAGTGGGAATATGCTGGCTGCGGCGGCCACTGGGTTCTTTATGGCCGGGCTGATATGAATTTGATCAATGCCATGATCCCGAGGCCTGAGCCCTGGACCGGCGAAGGGCCGCCCCCGGTAGGGACGGTTTGCAGGCTGAAGTCGCTTGAAGGTCCACTCGGCGAGGGTAGCTGGGGAACTGCCGAGATCCTCTATTCCAACAAGCATGCCATCGTCTGGCGCTGGCAAGGCCACCCTGTCTTCGAGTTCGGGGCAAACTTCGGCGACGTGAAGTGCGAGCCGATACCTACCCCCGAGCAGATCGCGGCCGAGGAGCGAGAAGCCGCTATCGACAAGCTGATCACCGAAAGCGGTATCGATTTTGGTGCCGGTGAGCTGATGAGCCCGCTGGAGTACGTCAGATCGACGCTGGCGGCACTGCATGACCTGGGCTACCGCAAGGTCGAAGGCGGTGCAGCATGAGCCTGAAGCACGGCGGCAACGCCTTTCCTGTGAGCGGACAGGGCGAAGCCCACCGAATAGGGACCGAGGCTATCCAGGGCATCACGGATCCGGTCGAGCGCGATCGCATCTACATCGCCGCGACTGCTCGAGCTGCCCAGGGAATGACCCTGCGCGACTACTTCGCCGCCCATGCCTTGCAAGGGCTGTGTGCTGATCCGACTACCGCAGGAACGAAAGGGATAGAGCTGGCGGAAGAATGCTACCAACTGGCCGACGCCATGCTGGCGGCCCGGGAGGTGCAATCGTGACCACCTCCCCCGTTCCCACCATCACCGACGACCAGGTCGCCGAGGCCGAAGCGCGCCACACCCTGCTGCTGCGCGCCAAGCAATCACTGCCCGAGGCCCTGGGCCTACCGCCGGAGACCCGGCTGATCGATACCCCGATCCGCTCCCCGATGATGCGCCGGCCTGGTCGGCGCTGGTCGGTGGAGGTGGCGTCGTGAAAACCAAAGCAATGGCCCGCGCCATCGTCGAGGGCGCCCTGGCCGCCATCGCCCTCTACGCAGTCCTGATCATCGCATGGCTCGCCTTCCACTGACTCTC